GCCAGTCTATGCAGGTAATGCTGAAAGAAATACTGCTGCTGGTACTCCAACCAACGGCATGTTCTGCTACAACACAACGACAGGCAATGTAGAAGTCTATGTTGGCGGAGCATGGAAGAGCGTCAACACATCTGCGATAGTTTAATGTAATTTTTGAACGGCTTTAAATTTCTTGAAGCCGTTCAAACAAACTTAGTCTTTATGTTAAGCTAAGTTTATTGTAATTGGTTTTTATATACAAAAGGAGATTATTATGGGAGCTACAACAACAGAAGGAACAGGACAAGGTTCCGCTTCAAACATCAAGCCATTGGTTTTCAATGGTTCTGTGAAAACAGTAAACATCGAGCCAAATGCTGTGACTGCAGCGAAGCTTGACAACAACGCATTATCAAAAGCACCATTCGTGCTTGATGTTGCGACAATAACTCTTGATTCTAGCAAGGCTGGAATTCCTTTGGTTTTCACTAGGGCAGCAGGTGTTGTCGTTACTCTTCCGGCAGCTACTGGAACTGGTGATATTTATAAGTTTTATGTTAACACCACTGTAACCAGCAACAGCTACAAGATTCAAGTAGCTAATGCAACGGACATTATTTCTGGCTTGGCTCTTGCCGATGACGGAGAGGGCGATCCAGCAAATGGTTGGCCGACTACTTCAACCACTGATACCATTACAATGAATGGATCTACTCAAGGTGGCATCAAAGGCGACAGTCTTGAGATAGTAGATATCGCTTCTGGTCAGTTCTGCGTAAGGGCATTCCTTACGAATAGCGGTACTGAAGCGAGTCCTTTCAGTGCGGCAGTTTCCTAAGTTCAATTAGGTCTGCGTTTTGGTTTTTTCCAAGATGTATATCATTTTATTTTATAATTTAAAAAAGACAATGCGTTTCAAATGCATTGTCTTTTTTTTTGTTCATATGTTCTACATACCATAGAGGTGAAAAATGGGTGCTTCAAGCGTTACTGGAATAGGTTGTGGATCGGTTGGGAAATCATCGCTTACTGCGACTTCTTCTAATTTAAATAATTCTTGTGTTCCTTTATCTATAAGTAATTTGATGGGTCCAAGAATTATAGCTGCTGGTGTCATGAATTTAAAAGAAGAGAATGCAGAAGTTGTATTTACGGCTCCATCAGGATCTGTAGATGAATATACTGTATTTTTGCAAGATAACAATAAAGTGGCAATTGTTAGTTCAAATTTAAAGACAGATGCCCATAATAGCAACTGGAATTTTTATATTACGGGCAAGCCAAAAACAACAATTTCTTGGATGGTTATAAAATTAGGTATCTTTTAATTATCATCCTTGTCCTGTTTGTTGAATTTCAAGTATCTATCGGACCATTCAATTGCCATGTGCAGTCCTCTGGCTAATAATCCAACAAGATGTGTTGGATTTCCATTTCCTTCAATTGCAATATTGTCTTTAATGTTCTCTTCCATCCAAACCATGGCAAAAGTCAAATTTTTGCGATTTTTTAGCTCTTTGGCTATTTGTTTGATTGTGACTAAAGATAAATCTGGAACTCCGTATTCGTCATAGGCTACAACTTTATTTTTTTCAACAAACATTTTAATTCGAGATGAAAACAACTTTAGTAATCGATCTACATCTTGATGAAAAACAAGTTGATATGCAGGTTTATCTTCATTAATTGGATGAGTTAAATTCATCATTTTGCAGATTTTATCATCTGCTATTTCTTCGACCAAAGCCGTTAAAAGTGCGATAGAATGATCTGATTCACAAGAAAAGAAGACCCAAGTTGTAGGTTCCATTTCTTTCTGGAAGATATCGATACCTTCTAAGGAATTCAAATTATCTATAAAAGATTTGTATTCATAATCCATTAGTCCTCCATGATTTTAGAGTCATTTAACGATTTGATCAATTTGATCAAATGCTTGCACATTCCGGGTGATTCATTCACATTTGCAATTCTTTCGTTGCTTTTTGACTCATACTTACTTCTTTTTCTTCCATAAAGACTTTTATCAATTGAGTTGTAGTAATTGAATCTCCAATAAAAATCAGGGCAACTACATCTTAAGACAACCTCATTAACATCTGACTTTATAGTTTCAAGAATATATTTCTTTTCATCACTTGCAATCAACTTAATGGAATTTTTAGATTCCTTAGTTAGATATTTTATTCCTTTAAACAAAGCAACTGTTGTATATTCCTTTTGATTATCAATATTTTTTGCTAGACCTTTTACGAAGAGTGTCTTCATTCCAAGATAAGGCAAAAAATTCATCTCAATAATTTTTATCATATCGATGGAATTTTGTCTTTTCGTAGTTTTAGGAAACGCATCCACAGTACTATTATAAAGATCGATAACAGTGGACTCATTAAGTCTAACAAACTCATTGAACTTCATAATATATTTAAGCCGATAGGATTTTTAAAATGAATAAAAAAGACCAACAAATGGAAACAAATAATCCAATTCCAGAAGGAAAGAGCAAATTTGAAGTAAGAATGTATATGGCTGAAAAGGGAAATCTTAAGCAAGGTATTTTTATTGATGGTCAATTACTAGATTGGTCTGTAGATGTACATGACCTTTTGGAAGCTAAAAAAATGGGTACACAATATATAAAAGATTTAGAAATTGATGTTATTAGACATTTTCTTCAATCTATTTCGGATTTTATTGGAAGAAAAGTTTCTGTTGAAGAAATGAATCAAGCTAAAAAAAATGGATACATTTAAGTGGGAAGACAATACTTTAATTGTTTCGTGTTCAAGGGGGTGAATTTCACTATTTGCGAAACATCTGATTGTCTTTCCGCTTAATGCTTATTTTTGTGTAATTACCTAAGGACTTGGCGGAACCATAGTTTTGATAATTTTAGATAAATCTCGAATGTTATTTAAAACTTTTGGATTTTTCATAACCATCTGAAACTCTTTAGTTTTCATAATTTTTTCTTGAATGTCTTTAGGTAATTTTCTGATTGATCCAACCACACTAATGTTCCCTTTGGTGGTTTTTTCTGGATAATTTTTCAGAAATTCTTCTGCTGTTGGTTCAGCTGCTGGATCTGCTGGTGGCGTTTCTCCCGCTTCTGCTGGTGGTGCTTCTCCTGCTGGTTTAGCTGCTACTTCTGCTGGTGCTTTAGATGTAGCCACATTTCTTAAATTTGCACTTAAATCTGCAATTTGTTTTGAAAGTTCTTTATAATTTGCAGCATCAAGTTTGCCAGAAAAATCAGTTAGATGTTTTATGGCATCTTCAATTGACTTTATATCATATTGATCGTATTTTTCATCTCTACTGCCTTTATAGCCCTTTGTGAAAGCATCCCAAACACTTCCTTCTCCACCACCCATAAAGCGATCAAAACCTCCAGCCAAACCACCTTTTAATCCAGCCCATGCTCCGCCAAGCCAATTTGCCTCATCTAGAACATATTCGTTGGTAATCCATTCTGCGAATAATTTAGAATCAAAGCCTCTTTCTTCTATAAGAAAACAAAGACTTTTAATCCTAGTTTCCATTAATTTTATTTCTATGGGATTAATTTTTCCATGACGATAAGATTCATAATTAAACTGGTCTGGACTTGATGCTCTATCGGTGGCAGCACCAGCAGCACGAGCTTTAGAAGCAGCGTCAACAGTTGGTGGTCCGCCAGCCATTGGCTTCATTGGCTTTGCACCAGCTTGTGGTGGTATTGGTGGTGGTTGAGTGGCGACTGGAGTATTTTTTAAGGTTTTTAATATGCCGTACAATGAATCTTGAATATCTTTTTGAGCAAGTCGAGAATTTTGCCTATTACTTTTTTTTATAAGGTCATTTATTTTCTCTACTGCTTGATTGCTTGCTACAACCAAAGGGTCTTGATTAGATCCAGATCCTGCCATCATTTTATTGCCAGCATTTTGCATAAAATTGCCAACAGCACCTTGAACTTTATTTGCAGCACCTTGCATAAAATTGCCAACATTTTGAAAAAATCCTTGTTCATTAACTTTAAGTTCGGTAACGATCCATTTTTCGGCTTTATCTGCTATATGATCAGTTTCTGAATGGATATCCAGCCATTCAACAAATGCTTCTGGACTAATACCTCTGATGATCATTTCTCGAAAACATTCTAATGCCAATTTTTCAGTTTTTTTAAATTCCAAAGATTCTTTAAAGCTAATCATTTTCTTGTGCCTTTCACTTCAAAATCCCTCATCCATATCTGATAAATAAGTGTTTGAGGTTGTTTTTTATTTTCCTTATATATGAATGACAAAGCCCCTTCTGATTCATCATCCCAAGTTTTTATCCAATAAATTGGAGAAAAATAAGATTGGTTGTTTAAAAACAACGAATCAGATCCACGAATTGAACTTGTAACTCCAATAACCTTATATCCATCTTTATAAAATAAAGGTCCGCCAGAATCTCCGAATATTGTATAACAATTTGATCTTAAAAATCCTTTAAGGTTTTCTGGCTTTTTTGTATCAACGGATGTTATTGCACCAAAATCAATTCGTATATCATCTCCAAGACCATATCCTATTTTAAACACATCTGTTCCAAAATATGGTTTAGAATTAAATTCCATATCTGCACAAGGCATTTTTTTATCTGATTTGAATATCAAAATTGCCAAATCCATTTTTTTGTTGATGTTGTAGATTAGTGCTTGATATGTATCAAATTTCGTAATATTTGACCAATTATCATAAACTCCGCAATGAACATCGATAGCTGATATTACATTCTCGACATTATGTGCAGCGGTAACTACAACATTTAGGTATTTTTTATCAATAAGTTCAGATTGAATTAATTCTGATTTTACGATAAATCCACTGGCTACTGCTTGTGATGGTTTTTTCTTACAATCATCGCAATCGCAATTACTTTTATTATAACTTATCTTTATTGTAGGATATAAACTTTTCTCATGTAGTTTTTTATCTGGTTCTACACTAAATAACCATAAGGGAAATATCAAAAATATTAGATGTTTCATTTTAAATCCTTGGAGGTATTATGGATAGAAGCTTCCTGTATGGTATAGTAGTTCTACTTTCTTTGACAGATACTGTTATCTATATACAGAAAACAAACCCTAATCTTATAGAAAAATTTATGCCATCTTCTCAAGATGGTAGTTGGCAGTCAAAAGATCCGGGTTGGAATGTAAAGCCTGATATTGATAAAAAAGAAGAAAAAAAAGATGGTGCGAATGAAAAAAAGAATTCAGCACCACAAAGCGAAGATGAGCCTAAAGCGGACACAAAAAAAAGATATCACTTTAGATTCTTTAGGTGAGGAAGTAATTCAAATTGCTAATAGCAAAAAGCCTCTCAGTTTGAGAGGCTTTTTTTGTTTTCTTTCTCTATTAAACTGGAGGACAAAAATATGAATGAAGTTAAAGGTTGTTATTTTTTCATTGAGGGAGAAAATGAGGACGATAAAATAATTCGTTGTATGTGCATTGAATGTCACGACACGAATTTCAAAAAGGTTGGCTGGTTTTATAACGCCAAGCATGGATATGGTCCGTTTGACTATATCTGTGTCAAATGCAAAAAAGAAATTTACAAACATACAGGAAATACCGATGAAAAAAATAAAGCCGATAGTAAAAAAAATGAAACAGATAGTGAAAAAAAGTGATGATCAAAATATAACGGAATGGATTATTGGCGAATTTCCACAATCATATCAAAACATGATTTATATTGATATAATGTGTAGAGATTTGAATATTATGCTGACGAAAGAAAGATCAAAACTAGAAATATTGAATGATACTCACGAAGGAATTATTCAAGTTTATAGGGCAATTAGAGACGAAAATAAAGATTTTTCTAAGAAAATTTCAAATGTAAAATGTACAGAATCTACATTTCAAAAATACCTAGAAAATCAAAATTTAAAATTCGATGATTATTTAGACAAAGCCGTAAATGAATTTGTTTTGCGTAAATTAAGCAAAAGCGAAAACAAAGAAGTTTTTTCAAATAAAAAGGTTGAATGGAAAAAAGTTTTGCAAGAAGTTAATGAGCTTCATAAAAGATTGCAAGAAACCTTCATCATGAATAAAGAAGCAATAGAAGTTATACAAAAATTTAATCATAGTGATAGCGTTCTTTATTATGCTTTGCCTACTGGTCATAAGGATCAATTTTACACTAAATTAGCCAACACATTTAAAAACTTTAGTGGACATGCAATCATTTCTTGCTCAGATCATAAAATTTTTAAATTATTTTTTCCAGATTGGAAATTAAAAAGAAAAATGTTTCAGAAACTAAATAAGAAAAGAATTCAATACATTTGGAAAAACTATTGAGGTCAAATGAGAAAATGCCAAATACATGAATGTAAGAATATAGCAAAAAAGTGCGTAAAAAAAGGTACTATTCGAAATGGTATGGCAAGCAGCAAAGATTTTTGGCATTGTGACGAACATGATTGTCACAATGTTGAAAAAGAATTTAAAGATAAAAATATATCAATACAAATGAAAAACCCATTTTGTGATGTTAAATCGGCTATTAAAATCAGACCAAAGACGAATAAATAGAATATGAGTCTTATTTCTTTTAGAGAATGGCTAGATAAAGAACAAATTGATTTGCCTCTTTTGGGTCAACCAAATAGCAATGCCGATGAAGTATTTGGTTTAACTGGTGTTAAAAGTAAATATGCCATGACGAACACGAAAAGTGGTCAAACTGATTTTGATCCAGATGAGAAGTTTTTTTGTGGTAAGAAAAAAAATAGAGGAAGGAAAAAAACTTGATTTTAGTTTCTTTTTGTTCACTGTTAGAAAATATGAGAAGAGAGCCATTAGGTTTGAACAACAAATCTATTGCTGTTATAGAAAAAGGCATGGAACTAGATGAAAAATTTTGGGATAATTTTCTTCAAATTTTAAACAATACAGATGGATTGGCTCAACTGTTAGATATATCAAGTTCCAAAATCTCAACATGGCATGAAAAAATTAAAGATGCCATAAAAGAAAGAGATGAACTTAACAAGAATAAACCAGTCGGAAAAAACAATAAACTTATATAGGGGTGTATCATGTCCTTGAAAAAATTTACTGAGTGGTGCGAATTTAAAGAAATGGATGCAAATCAAATGACTATGGGTGGAGCGACACCAATGGCATCTGCACAAGCTCCTGCTCAACCTGCTGGCAATCAACCTTTGGGAAATGCATCATCCACTCAATCTAATTCTTCTGAACAAGAATTGTCCAAATTAGCTTCAAATGTTGAAAGTAAATATCAAAACTTTATTGGTGTTTTGCCTAAAAGCATGCCAAAAGCAATGTGGGTAAACTTATTGCATAATTTCGCATCGGTTGCCAAAGCTCAAGGCAAACTAAATGATGATGAACTTAAGAAAATTGTTCTAGGACAACACTCTGTGACTCAAAAAATGACTAAGAATCATTCTGAACCACAAGTTGGAGGTGTTGCAGCTAATCAACCACAAGTTGGAAATCAACCACAAGTTGGAAATCAACCACAAATGGGTCAATAATTTTTAAATGATTTATAAAAAATATAAAAATGCAACAAAGGATGTAGTCAAAAAAAAAGGAATTATAAAAATAAATTACATGGAGGTAAAAACTCCATCATGGTTCAATTCATCTGAATTAAAAGATATAGATATTTCCATCATAGTTCCATGCTATAAAAGCAAAGATTATATAATTGAACATATAAAATCTTGGGATTTAACAAATGATAATTTAAAAGTAGAAATCATTTATGTTGATGATCATTGCCCTCAACACACGCATCTACAATGTGTCAAATCTTGGGAAGAAAGAAAAACAGAATTAAAAAATCCTGTTGGCAAATGTTTCCTAATATTGGGAAAAAATTCTGGCTTTTCAAATGCTTGCAATACTGGTGCTAAAGAAGCTAGAGGTAAATATTTACTATTTTTAAATGCAGACACCATATTGACCAAAAATTGGCTACAGCCGATTTATAATTCTTTCAAAATTGATGAAAAAATAGGCATTGTTGGCAACATGCAATTATCAAAAAATAACTTTATTGACTCTTGTGCTTCTGAATGGCGTTGGAAAGAGCATATGTTTTTTCACATTGGAAAAAACATATATCAACAACAAACAATTGAGCCATTTGAATTGTCTTCTGCTCCCGAAGAAGTAATAAAGAGCAAAGAAGTAAAAATGATAAATGGTTCTTGTTTGATGATATCAAAAGAATTATTTGATAAAGTCTGTGGATTTGATAATGCATATAAAATCGGATATTGGGAAGATTCTGACTTATGCATGAAGGTTGTCATGGAGGGTTATAAGATTTGGTTTTGTGGAGAATCAAAAATTTATCATTTTGGAGGTCATAGCGGGCAAAGTAACCACAAATACTCTTCAGAAAATAAAACTTTGTTTTATAATAAATGGATAAAAACAAAATTGTTGAATTGTCACCTTCAAGATTCTAATAAATTGAATGTTAATTCAAACAATTCGGTTGTATACACATCGATAACAAATAAATATGATTCTCTTAAAAACCACAAACAAAAAGATATTCCATATGTTGCGTTTCTTGATGAATATATAAATAGTCAATATTGGGATATAAGATCGGCATGCAAAGAATTTTCTGATCCGAATAGAAATGCAAAAATACACAAAGTTCTTTCGCATATTTATTTTCCAGATAAAGAATTCAGTTTATGGGTTGATGGAAGCATAAAAATTAAGTTTACTTGGAGCATGAAATCTTTATTTGAAACATATTTAAGTGATTGTGACATGGTTGTTTTCAAGCACGGAGAAAGAGATTGCATTTATGAAGAAGCAAAAATTTGTTGCGAAAGAAATTTAGATGATATAAATACAATCACAAAACAAATGGAAAGATATAAACGATGCAAGATAAATAAAAACAAAGGTCTTTCTGAGTGTTCGGTGATTTTAAGAAAACATAATGAAAAAGTAAAATTATTCAATGAGATTTGGTGGGAAGAAATCTGTCAAGGATCGAAGAGAGATCAACTTAGTTTTGATTACTCGGTTAAAAAAAGTGGCGTTAATTTAAAATACTTTCCGGGAAATCTTCCCAATAACAATTACTTTTTCAACAGAGAAATTCATGGCACACATACCGAAGATTCAAATTGCTGCGAAATAAAAGAAGTAATTACAGAAAGTATTTTTAATAGGTGTTTAAAACTATTAAAAGGATAATAAATGTTTTTAAAAAAAACAAATGTATCAATAATAATTCCAACCCACAACAGATATGATGTTGTCATAGAATCAATAGCAGAAATAAAAAAACAAAAATATAAAAATTATGAGATAATTATTTGTGATGATAGCGATAAAGAATACTACATTAAAAATTTTTCACACTATGAAAAAAAATTAAATTCATATAAAGTAAAGCACATATATGGTGCGAGATATGATATAAATGGAAAAAAAGATTATGGATTAGCAAGAAGTAGAAATCTTGGAATTATTGAATCTATGGGAAAATTTTTAATTTTTATAGATGATAGGTTTACATTCGCAGATGAATTTGTAATTGAAAAATTCGTCAAAGAGTTATCGAAAGACAAAGAAAAAGTTTGGATATTTGGAAACAAGGGTTGTTATAACATCATTGATGAAAATGGAAATTTAAAACAAATAGAACAACCAAAGACAACATTTGTTGAAAACTTTTCAGCAATTAGAAGAGAACACATTATAAATGCTGGTATGTTTTGCGAAAGAATAGACCAATATGGAGGCATGACAGAAGAAATAACACTTAGACTTAGCAAGCAAGGATTTAGATTTTTCTTTCATTCTGACATACAAGCAAAACAAATTTGTAAGAGTTCTGGTTGGGATAGAAAGCCAGAACAAATCACGGCAATGTCAAAAGTTATATATAAAATGCATAAATATAAAGCAACATAACAATATATATTTTATTATGAATAACAATAACGCTACATTTTTCGGATTCTCCTCTTTCATGCGATTAGATGAAATTGACTGGGAAAATACATTTAGTGATGTTGGCAAGGTATGTCCAGACGCAAAAGAAGTTGTAAAATACTTAAATGATGTCAAAGGAAATGCAAATGCTGCCTATGGAGAAAGAAAAAAGTTCCCTATAAAATCACCATTTATACATTCAAAATCTAGTTTTTTTCAAAAAGGCGAATCAGAAGTAGATGTTGATGAATTTATTCAAAGAATAACAAAGAAGCCAAACAACATCATTAATACAAATGAAAAGATTTTAAAAAGTGGTGGTCCTCAGGAATTTGTTTATAAAACAGGCATTCCAGCATTCAGAGGCATAGTTTACGATTTAGAAAATAAAAAGTTTTTTTTCGTAAATACTTGCCCCGGAGCAGGAGATTGTGTGGTTAATTGTTACGCCAGAAAAGGTAATTATATTAGATATCCAAATTCATATGATAGCATGACACGAAGAATCAATTATTTGTTGAATTCTCCAGATAAATATGAAGAACAACTATATCAAGAATTAAAAGCAAAGTGCGAAGAACACGAAGCTAAACAAGGTTATAAGCCAACAGTAGTTATTCGATGGAATGACTCTGGTGATTTCTTTGGTGTTAAGTATGAAAATATTGCCACTGATGTTAAAAACAAGTTAACTAAAGAAGGCTATAAGATAAAAGCATATGCTTATACTAAAGTTGCTGAGACTGCGAAAAAAGGCAAAGTTGGTCTTGTGACTTTTTCACAAGGAGCAAAAAGTTCAGAAACAGAAAAAGCAAAAAATATTAAGAGAAATTCTTATATCATACCAAAATCAATTTTTTCTAATTTAAATTTGATGAAAATAGAAGATGAAGATAAACTTAAATTAAATGTAATTTCTTATATGAAAAGTAAATTAAAAATAGATATTCCTTTTATGAATTTACTTAGTTATGATGAATTAAAGCAAATACCAGAAAAAGGAAATCCTAGATGGTATGTTATAGTCACATCTGAAGACGGAGATGATGCAGCATTTCGTAAAGATGTAAAAGGCGTTTTACTTTTAGAACATTAGAGATTATGTAAAAACATTTCAATATAATCTGACAAATCAAATTTTGGTTTCCAATTTAATTCTTTTTCTGAGAAAGAAGTATCTGCTAATGTTTCGTAAGCCTCTCCAATTCTTGATGGAATATATTCAATCTTTGAAGGTTTGAACATATGTGCCACTTCATTTATTGAATAATTTTTACCTCTTCCTAAATTAAAAATTTCTCCATTCCAATTTTTTTCATGCATTTTTAAAAGTCCCGAACAAATATCTCCGACATAAGTAAAATCTCTTCTTTGTTCGCCATTTCCAGTTATTGTTAAGGGTTTATTTTTTATAATTTGACTTTCAAATATGCCAATAACATTTGCGAATTCACCATTTAAAATCTGCCTATTTCCATACACATTAAAGAATCTTGCAATTACGATTGAAAGACCATAAACACGATTGTACATAATGCAATTTTGTTCTGCGATATATTTGGAGTGGGAATAAGGATTTGCATATATGTCATGCTCAACAGATGAAGATCCAGCAAAAATAACTTTACTTTTTCTGAATCTTGCATACTCCAACATATTGACAGTTCCAAGACAATTTACAAATAAAACTTCACTTGGATGTTTAAAACTTGGTGCAATTCTTGGCAAGGCAGCTAAATGATAAATAACTTGAGGATCATAATTCTTCAAAGCGTTATTTGACTCCCAATTATCTTTAACATTAAAATTTACAAAAGAAGCTCTATAATTTATATTTTTTTTAATTCCAGTTGTCAAATTATCAACTACCAAAACATCATTATCTTGTTCGATTAAATAATCTATAAGATTACTTCCAATGAATCCTGCTCCTCCAGTAACTAAAATTTTCACAGTTAGACCTCGTTTTTAAATTGCCATTTAGACAACTATATAAATGATATGAAGGAGAAATATTATGATTAAAAAACAACTCACAACAGATGAAGTACAAGAAGTAATTGAAGTAATAAAAAATTATATCATTGATTTAAAAAATCGTTGGGATTTAGAAAGACCACCACATGCTAGTAAATTCGGCATATGTCGTGAATATCTGACAAAAGGAACATTGTTTATTTTAAAAGTAACAGATGAGATGATCCAATTTGTTGAAGGCATTATACCAAATGGAAAAGATAAAAAAGAAACTGTATTGTTAGTTGCTGGAACTTTGTTTGATTACATCATTATATCTTCTTTGCCAATATGGTTGAAGCCTATGTCTGGATTGATTAGGAAGATTGCAATTGAAGTATTATTTAGCGAAATGATTGAATTTATAGTGGAGAAATATAGCACTGGTTATTGGAAAGTAGAAAATGAAGAAAAAAAATCATAAATGCAAATTACTTCCATTTGAAAGAATGGAAGTAATTTCTGTTCAAGAAGCGAAACAAAGATGTAATTGGGGAGTTACAGCTTTCAACTTGCCAAAAATGTGGAAATCATCACAAGGTGAAGGCGTTAAAGTTGCCGTAATTGATACTGGTTGTGATTTGCAGCATCCAGATCTTATAGAGAATTTGCTTCCCGGCAAGAACATGATAAATGAAAAAAAAGATCCCATAGATGGAAACGGTCATGGAACCCATGTTGCTGGAATAATTTGTGCATCTAATAACGAATTTGGTGTTGTTGGTGTGGCTCCAAAATGCAAAGTAATTCCAATCAAAGTATTAGATGACAACGGCAATGGCGATCTCATCACTGTTGCCAATGGAATTAAATGGGCTATAGAACAAAATGTCGATTTTATAACTTTAAGCTTAGGTAGTCCAAGTCCTGTACAGCAGGTAAGAAAGGCAATTCAAGCAGCCGAGGAAAAAGGCATAGTTACCTTTTGTGCTGCTGGAAACGCTGGAAAAACGCATGAGATTTTCTATCCAGCAAATTATCCAGAAACAATTGGAATCGGCTCAATAGATCAAAATTTAGAACGATCTAAATTTAGTTGTACTGGTCAAGATTTAGACTTTTTAGCTCCGGGAAATAAAATATTAAGCACAGTTCCAGAATCTTGGTATGCCATTTTATCTGGCACTAGTATGAGCAATCCTTTTGCTGTTGGAATTGCCTCATTGTTATTATCTTGGAATAGAAGTAATGGAAATAAAATAAAATTAAATTGTTCTGAGGATTATAGAACGATTTTTAAAAAGCATACTTTTTCTGTAAAAGATAAAAATTTTGCGAAGAATAAGTTTTTTGAAGGGTTTGGAATTATTGATCCAAAGGATCTAGAGTCTTGGCTTTCCGAATAATTGCATCTTTGCATTTTTTGGCAAGTTCATAGTTTTCAACTACAATTGCAGACATCATAATTTTTTCAATTTTTTCAATTGTAATGTTATCAAAACATAATGGTCTTTTTCCACAATGAGTCAATGATTGTTGAAATTTTTTCAACATTTTATCGACAAATACTTTGAACTGGACATAACAATTGCTACATCCCATTCTTCCATTGTTTTGTAAATCCATCAATAATAGACCACAATTTGAACAAGATATAAAAACAAGGTCTTTAATGTCCATGAATCCACTGCAATTTTGACATATATAGCAATCTTTTATATTATCAGCATCATTGATGTGATAATGAATATTTTTTATATTAGGGCAAGGATTGTTTGATATTGGGCAATTATCCATTATTTCGAGTCCTTAATTTTTTTCATATAACTAGATATCTCTTCATTTGTAAGTTCGTTTTTATATTTTTTAAAAAACACATCATTATATTTTTCTAATTCTGCGACAAAATTTTTCCTTGAAATTTCTAGTTTATCTAAATATACCAAAACTTCTTTTTTTGTGGCAGGTCTAGATTCTGAAGATGTAATCAATTTGTGATTTGGATTATCGAATCTTTTAATTTCTTCTTGCCAATATTCTTCTATTTTTATAATTGAGCTTAATGTTCTATTTCCAACGACAAACATAAACATATCTTTTTGGTATTCACTTAATTCATTCCATAATAATTCTTTTTCCGAATATTTGTTCTTTAAAATAATTTCTGTCCATGTTTTATTTTCAAAAACTCCTTTTGCCATTTTTGCTACATGATCAATTTTATCTTCATATTCAGCCACTGTTGGAGAATATTGCTTGTGTGTTTGAGAAAATGCAAATCCCACTATAAACAAAAAAAATATAAGCAATAATCTCAAATTATCTCTCCTTTAATCTTTAGAGAAAATCCGTCATTTTCCATTGGGTTTACACCAGCAACAACACTTCTTTTTACCCAAACTGAAAAATATTCAGTTGGCTTAAGATTTCCTATAAGCAAAGGAGATGATGACGATGTTTCGACAAAAGTAATATTATTTGGAGCATTAATTTCTGATGCTATTTCAGTGGCTGTTTTTAATTTTGGTCCGCCATCAAAAACTTTTTGTAAGGTGAATGTTGCATTTACATCTACGAATGATTGCGACAAACTAACAACTTCTAATGATTCAAAATATCTCTTTGAACTTGTTCCAATAAAATTAACAGAAAAATAAGCAGTAGTTCCAAGATAATACCCACTTATTGCAACTTGTTCTAATCCAGAAATAGATCTAATTGAGTTTTGAAAATTACTAGCCCAAATACTAATGTTTAAATCGTGTACGAATGAAAATTGAATATTTGCATCTGTAAAGAAATCATAAAACTGTAATGTTATAGTTCCAGATGATACACTGCCAGCATTTGCAATATAGATGTCTTGCCTATCATTATTTACTTCAATTCCAATTGTAATTGATGCACCACCAGAAACTTGACTATCCACATAAATTCCAGCATTGAGCAATGTATCTGTACTGTTAATATTATTGAAATACACACATCGATAGTCTGTATATCCAGCAGTATTCTGTGCTGCAGAAACATTATCAAATATTCTATTAGATGATAAAACATAATTGGAGATTGCCCCTCCAATGCTAGAGTCAGGATTGTTATTTGATCCGCCACCAGAATAAAACAATTTTATATCATCATTTTGCAGAGTCATGTTCCCTCAAAGGATTTTTCAATATGTACCTTACATTCCTTGCTGAATATCCTGTAAAATTTGCGATTTCTTTAATTCCCCATCCCAAACCATGTAAGTGCTGAACCTTTTCTTTGTGTAAATTCTTTCTATTGGGATTTATTTGACTTACATGAAGTATCCGATAAACCTCTCTTTCTGACAAACCAAACATATTTCCAATTTTAGATACAGAAAGATCGGGTCTGCCCAAGTAAATATTTATTACTTGGCTTTCGTTTTGATTGTTTTCAAAAAATTCAATAAAGCCTTGCATAAATTATATATTGAATAACCTTTTGGAAAAAACTTATAATTAATCATTGGAGTCATTGTGTTTAAAAGATCTATTAGTATTAAGTGGTATGATGACGATAAAAGGAACAATAATATTTTACAAATATATAAAAAGGGTCTTGAATTTTCCTTTGTATCTGAAAATAATGAGCAATGTCATCCTTTTGTGTTTTGTAAGGATTTCTTGCAAATAGTTATATTTGCAAATATTTACAATAGGATTGTAAGCATATTCAATTTTAATTATAATCCAAGAAAAAATCCTATTTGCTTAAAAGAAATTCGTATTTTGTTAAAAAACAAATCAGATAAGGAATTTATAGATAAAATCAACAATTCAATTGATTTTATCAACCAATTTGAAAGAAAATTACGAATAAAAAAAACTAAGTTTAAAATATGCGAAGATAATACCGTACTTTTAATTGCAAGCAAAAGATGGCTTAAATCTCCGCCTCTTATATCGATGTATATGTTGCTAATTCGCATAGGAATGGTTCACAAAATAAACAAAAAAACTGATTTTACAATAAATGGGATTTTAGAAAGCAAAATAAAACCGTATCAATTAAAAGATTGCTCATTATTGAAAAATTCTATGTATGGAATAAAAAAAATAATGAGTATTGGTGATCGCAAATGTTTTTGTCAAGATATCCGTAAAAATTATCCAGATATAAATCTTATTACAATTCATAGAGATGGAATACTATCTTATAGTACAGACCTATTTCAATCAGATAATCAGAATTTGCAAACAATTACTCGATGGCAATCACTATAGGAGGCAATTATGTTTTCATTTGGCTCTGATCCAGAAGTATTTATTTCCAGCAATGGTAAAATAATAAATGCCATTAATGTACTTCCAAACAAAGAAAACAAAATTAGCCGAGGTTACACATCCATCTATTATGATAATGTTTTGGCAGAAATGCAAATTACTCCTGCATATTCAGCATCTGAAGCTATTCATAATATCCGCACGGCATTTCAAATGTTGCAAGAAAATATAAAAGATCATGAAATAAAAATCGAATCTGCTCATTGGCTTGATAATCAAGATCTTCTTGATAAAGAATCTAGAATCGTTGGGTGTAATTCTGAATTTTGTGCATATACACTTGAACAAATTCAGCCACCAGAAGATGTGATTAAAAGCACTGGATTTCGTACTGCTGGTGGTCATATTCATTTGGGAAACAGCGATCTATTCCAAGATAGCAAAGGAATATTAAACACAGTTCGAATGTTAGATTTATTTGTAGCAATACCATCAGTGTTGCTTGATCAAGATATAACGCAAAAATATAGAAGAAAAATCTATGGTCACGCTGGCAGTCATAGAATTCCAGATCATGGTTTAGAATATCGTTGTCTTGGTAATTTTTGGTTAAAAAGCCCAAGACTTGTAGAGTTAATTTATGATTTGACTGCTTATACAATTAATTTTGTGGAAAAAGAGAAGAATAAACTTTTTTGGATTACAGATGAAGAGTTTGACGAAAATGTTGATCAGACAACTTTTTGTTTTGGTTACGATGCCAACCTACTTCAAACTTGCATAAACACATGCGATAGAAGAAAAGCTGAAAAGTTTATGCATATTGTAAACTGTCATCTACCAAAAGACTTGGCTTATAAAATAGAAGATTTCTCTGAAACTAACTTTGATTTTTATCATGAATGGGGAATAGATTGTTTGGATTCATAAAAAAAAACTCAAACAAAAAGATAGAAAAAAATATATTTCTTTTGGTTGGAAGAAACCAAGAGCCAGAAGCCCTATTATCTTTGTATGAAAATAATTCCGACATAATGAAGAATTGTAAAATTACTGTTATAACACCAGAAGTTGAATGGTATCCAAAACCTTCTGGAATTACAAATCAAAACAAATCAATCAAAGGCTTAGTGAAAACATCATTAAGTTTGCGTCATGTTATAAATGATATAATGAATCTTGAAAAAATAGATCCAGAGAAGACAATCATTGGCGGTTATTCTGCTGGTGCTGTTGTAGCCTTTCAAATTTGGATGACAAGCAAAATCAAAACATGCATAAGCCATAGCGGATGCATATTAAATGTTGATAATATTATTTTAAATGAAACTCAAAAAAAATGTCTATTGATTCATAATCGTGATGACGAAATTTTTACTTGGGAAGAAAGATACTTGCCCACAAGAAATTCACTAGTAGCGTTAAATTACGATGTTACAGCCATTGAAGGAACATATGGTGGTCATAGCATTTCGGACAAACACATAAGATATGTAAGTAATTATCTTGATTTGTTTTGATTTCTTATATTCCTGCAGTTTAAATTTATATTTATTTCTCTGCACTTTCTACAAGACCAAACTTTATCCATAGATAAAAATGCTTGGACTTCAAGCTTTAATCTTTTTTTATGAATAATGAAATAATTTTTACAATTATGACAAAGACTTTTTTTGAAATTTTCTCGTAAGGTTTTTACCTTTGGTTTTTTTCTTGTTTTGACTTCACTTTTTCTTTGATTTTTTCTATTCTCCCAATAAAACTTTAACAATTCCTCTGGCATTGGTGGTATTGGAAATGTGCTTTCTTTCAAAAATCTGTAGCGACTACCATTCACATGTATAGAAGGAGGAAATACTGATTGAACATTATTGCCCCTAAATTCAATGCCACGAAATTTTGTTGCAGTTAATGTCACATCTGGATTTAAAAATATGTGATGAATAGATCTGCTGCTTTCAAAACAAGGATGTTTGTAATTTCCTATTAAAGAATAAAGTAATTCATTTGATTCTTCTGTATCTGCTTCTACATCAATAATATCGCCAAGTAAAATTCCAATATTAAGATTATCATGCTCCTGCAATAACATTTTCCATTTGTTTTGATCGTATTTAGAATTCCACTTAGATAATAGTGGCTTTTTAGATGCTGGATGAAGTAATATTGGTTTAAGCCCAATGCTTAAGTATTTTTCAAAATATGTTTTTATTTCATTGGACATAATTGACAAAAAACCTCAAAATGATCCTATCTTAATGACAAAGGAGATTTGAACATGGCAAGAATATTAGTTACTGGTGCTTCTGGATTCATTGGTTCCGCATTAGCAAATAAACTTCATGATCTTGGTCATGAGATCATTGTATCTGGAAGTAGAAGTGAAAGGAAGTGCAAGCATGATTACTTTTTACCTCCGAACTGTGCAGGACTAAGTAAATTAAAAACTTTAGACTATTGCTTTCATCAGGCTGCACACAATGACACCACCGACACTGATGAAAAATACATGTATTCTATAAATTGTGATTTCTCTTTGGAAGTTTTCAATGAAGTTGCAAATATGGGTTGCAAAAAAATTATTTATGCAAGTAGTGCATCTGTATATGGTTTGTTGCCTCCTCCACATCGAGAAGATGGCGAAACATGTCCTGCCAATATTTATTCGCAATCAAAAAATACACTAGAAAATATCGCAAATAAATTTTCAGAAGATAAAAAAATACCAGTCATTGGTTTGAGATATTTTAATGTTTATGGTATTGAAGAACAGCATAAACAAAAACGAGCAAGCATGATTTATAAATTATGCAAACAAGCAATACAAAATGGAAAAGTCAGTGTATTTAAATCTGGCGAGCAAACAAGAGATTGGATTGCCGTTGAGGATATTGTTGATTTAAATATTTCCTGTTTAGAATATAATAAATCTAATATTTTCAATGCTGGTACAGGTGTTGGAACTTCTATAAATGATATCATATCCACTATTAAAGAAAATTTAGGGAAACCACTTGAAGTAGAATATTTAGATAATCCATTCACTTTATTCTTTCAAAATCACACTAAAGCTCATATCGAAAAGTCTCAAGAACTATTGAATTACAAGCCAAAAGTTGATATCAAAACTGGTATAAAAAATTTGCTTGAGAAAATGAAAAAAGCCTCAAGTCTTTAGACATGAGGCTTTGATTTTATATTGAAAAAATGTTAGCTAATGCCATCAAAGAATTTTTGAGTTGGATTTGCACCAAAAACTCCTTCCATCCAAGAAGATTCATTTTTGATCTTTTTCATTTTCTTTTTTGCAATTGCAATTGCAAGTTTTTCTGGCAAGCCTTTTTTGACAAGTTTACTTGTTATAGAAGCTTCTGAATCTTCGCTTGAATCTTCGCTTGATTCAACATCTTTTTTTGGAACAATTTTCTTTGATTTCTTTTTGTGTGTAGATTTCTTAGATTCATTATAAGAAGATTCTTTCATACACTTCATGCACTTCATATGCTTCATATTTTTTTTATGCTTTTTAGATTCTTCAAATTCATCCTCGTCACTTTCATCGTGATCTTCATCACCCTCATCATGATCTTCATCACCTTCATCATGATCTTCATCACCTTCATCATGATCTTCGTGATCTTCATCACCTTCATCATGATCTTCGTGATCTTCATCACCTTCATCATGATCTTCATGATCTTCGTGATCTTCATCTTCATAATCCATGTCTTCTTTTTTCATCTTTTTGGAATATTTTCCACAATATTTACACTTGCTCATCTTTGGATCATCTTTTTCGGATGCTGCTGGGACCGTTTCTCCATCACCACTTTCATCTTCGATAACTTCTTTTTTTGCTTTAGCTTCACTATGAACTGGATCAAATAGACTAGAAGGACTAACTAATCCCAAATTTTGGTGATTCGAAAGACCTAAAGTTTGATTAAAAAAACTTTCGTTTAAAGATTTCCAATTTTTATAAGACAACATATTATTCTCCAATTCTTTACATAACTAGGATGATGAAAAAATTCTACTTAGCATTGTTATTTATCTTATTTTTTTTGTTTTTTTACAACAAAAGACAAACAGATGTCGTTTTTTTAAAAAAAAATGGCAATTCGCAAAATAAAACAGAATATAAATCTATAAAATCATTAGCTTCATATAATCTATCCATACATCTAATACAAAGATTTCCAATAACTTTGAATGGCAATCTTTTCTATGATGATAAAAAGTTTAGATTGTCTGCATCAAGTTTTTTTGGAAAAGAACTTGATATTGGCATAAATGATAATTTTTTATGGTATTGGTCAAAAAGATCTAAACCAAAAGCGATTTATTATTCTAATATAAATAACTTGAATAAGACTGGATTGAAATCGGCATTAAATCCAGAATGGATAATTATAAGCCTTAATATTAACAACCATATTAAAAATTCAAAAGAAATTATAAAACTTCCACAAGGAAATTTATATCTTAAAGATCACAACAATGCTTTAGAGAATGGCATGACTGTCGGAACTTTAATTGACAACGATATCGTTAAAGGTAACTATTTATTTTCCAATAATGGTAAAATGATCGCCAGCAGTGAGATCATCGAAAATCAGACCATTGCTGGCGTTTTAATTCCAAAGAAATTGCATATCATTTGGTACGATGAAAACATCATTATGGATTGGTACATATCTGATGTTCGATTAAATCAACATATCCATAATAATGTTTGGTTAATGCCAAACATCTATCCAAAAATAGACATTGGAAAATAATTTACTTTCCAAACGCTTTTCGTATGGCATCTCTTCTTACTTGTTGTATTTTTCTTTTTTCATTATATGCTCCAGAAGCACTGCGAGGTGCAGGTGGAGTTTGTGAAGTCGTTTGTGCAATTGTCTGCATATTTTTAGGTGGCATGACAATATTTTTTGTTGCATTTGCAACAGGCTTCAGTGCAGCCTGTTGTCTTGGACCCGAACTAGATCTATTTGTTCCAAAGCTATTTTTTTTGCATCCGCAAGCCATAAATCACCTCTATAGATATTTAGTTTTTTTCATTTTATCGTGCAGATCCTGCAATTTTCGCTCTTTGCTAACTGTTGGTCGTTTATTCTTGCAGCCACATCCCTTTTTAACTTCTTGTTTTGCTACTTTCGTATCTTCTTGCAAAGGTTGTTGTGGAATTGCTTCCTGCAATTTATTTTGATCTGTGTTCTCTTTTAACATAATATATTTATGAGGAATAAAAAATGTTTAACGAAGAACAAATAAAAAATATTAAAGAAAAAGCAGAAACATTGCTTATTGATAGGTTTTCTTGTGGAAAAGATAGAGATGCAGAGCTTCTTGCTACTCAAATCTTAAAAATAGATCCAAATAATGCAAAAATAATTCAACTTCTTGGATTGTTGAAACACAAACAACAAGATTATAACGCAGCTTTAGATTACTTTAAAAAATCAACATTAATTGAGCCAAATAATTTTGAAAATTACAATAATATTGGATTATGCCTCTCTGGTCTTGGCAAATACAACGAGGCAATTGAAGTTCTAGAAAAAGCAAAAACCCTAAGACCAGATTTAGATTACATTTATTCCAATCTTGGCTTGCAATATAGAAGCAATAAAGAAATCGACAAAGCAATTGCATGTTTTGAAGATGCTTTGAAAATAAAAGAATCAGCAGAATCGTGGAGTATGCTTGGTGGTTGTTATGGAGAAATTAGAGATTTGTCCAAAGCAGAAATTTGCTTTATTGCTGCGATAAAGTTAAACGAAGATTCTGCTGCAGCACATGTAGATTTAGCATCAATATATCAATTTAGAGGTCAATGGAAAGAAGCTTGGTCTGAATATGAGTGGAGGTTCAAACTTTACGAACAATCTAAATTTTGGGATTTTGTATTTGATCCAGATAAAAGGCTTAAATGTGGGCAAAACATAAATAATAAAAGAATACTCATCCATTCCGAACAAGGAACTGGCGATATGATTCATTTCTTTCGTTATGTTAAATTCATGAAACAAAAGGGTGCTTATGTAATATTGCATTGTTGGGAAAGTTTAAAGCCATTATTCGAATCAGAGGTTGATGAAATTTATACAAAAGAACCAGCAGAAATTCCGGGATATAAGTATAGAGATGCTGATTTCGACATGCCAATTCATGATTATCACTGTTCTATTATAAGTCTACCATACATTCTTGATATGAATTTTATTCCCAATGATCCATATTTAAAATCAACCAAAAAGTTCAATACAAAAGATTATAAAGATAATTTCAAAATTGGAATTGTTTGGGCTGGAAATCCCCAACATCCAAATGACAAATACAGATCTTGTAAATTAAAAGATTTTAAGAAAATTCACGATATTCCTCATGTCAAATTATTTAACTTACAAAAAGATATGCGTCCTAGAATGTATCGTTTTGAAGATGAGCCTGTAGATTTAACAGATGGTGCAGATAGTTTTAAGATTGTAGATGCATCTGAATTTCAAAAAGATTATGATTATACGGCTTCAATTATTGAAGCAATGGACTTGATAATTACTGTCGATACTTCAATATTGCATTTGGCTGGATCTTTGGGAAAGCCAACATTTGCATTGATTTCTTGGAATGGTGATTGGAGATGGAAATTAGATGGTACAAAAACTGAGTGGTATCCATCAGTAAAGTTATTTAGGCAGAAAAATCTCAATGATTGGGATTATGTTTTTGAAGAAATTTACGAAGAAATCATGAGGTCACATGAAAACAGTCTACAGAATTAGTGATAATGGATATGTGAAGCCAAAGCTTCCCGGAGCAACTAAATTGCTTTGTCTTGAAAACTTTTTAGAAACATTTGGTAAAATTGATTATTTAATAGCTGACAATTGCTCTAACGAAACAATTGAAAAAATTTCTACTTTGGCAGAACAATTTCATGTAACCAAACTTGGTAACGCACCTTCATTTATTTATTCTGTAAATATTCTTGCCAAAGAGAGTATAGAGAATGATGAATTGATTTATTTTGTTGAAGATGATTATATCCATCATCCAAACAGTAAAAGTACTTTAGAAGACGCACTTGGTTTGGCAGATTATTTAACTCTTTTTGATCATCCCGACAAATATTCTAGAATGTATAATTATGGAGAAACAAGCAAGGTACAACGAGTTAAAAATCAACACTGGAAAACCTCTGTAAGTACAACTATGACATTTGCTTGTAAGTATAAAACCATTAAAGATGATTGTAGGGTTTTTAAAAAATCCTGTGTTGATTTTCATCCAAATGATCACGAAATTTTTGAGCGTTTGCAAAAAACATACAAAAGAAAGTTAATGGTTTCTATACCGGGACTTTCATTTCATACAGATGTTACCACATATATTATGAATGTTGATTCTCTTTCTAAAAGCATGGATAGTTGGGCAGTTGATTACATAATAGAAAAAATGAAGGTTCTTATCTTTAAGACAAATGATGGTGACTTGGTAGAAGAACTTGAAGGATTGATAAGAAAAAAAAATCGTGATTACTCAGTATCGAATAATTTGGCATATTTAGAAAATTTATCTACGATATATGAAAAAAGAAAATTAAAATAAAAAATTATTAGAGAATAATTTTAGCTTATCCAATGATTGCTTTTGATTTATCAAAGGCAATATAAAGATTGGATTTTTTATAGTGTTTATATTTTCAATAGCAGATTCAATTGCTTGTTTTATGGAACAATACATAAAATGAGAATCTATTTTCAAATAAGATGGATTGAAGCAGACCAATATCTCAATTATTGTTTTTTCTAATTCTCTAAACAATATTTGATTATCTTCATTGCCAATAAGATCAATGTTCAAAAACCAACTAAATGACTCATCGTCATAATCCAAAGCCAAATGTTTAAGTCCTGATTTTTTATGAATTTCTATATAATCTTCTATTTGGCTTAGAAACAATGGGTTTTCTAAGTTTTTTGATTTATAAATTTCATAAAGATAAGCGATAATTGATTTGAATGAAAAGATGACAATCTTTTTTGATTTCATATCTTTACGAAAACAAAAGCTGCAAAAAAATTCATCATCAACAATACTTTTGGGAATTTTTTGTACCATATCATGATTTATTAGCACTTGTTTTGAACAAAATGTGCAAGTTTTATAGAATTCATCAGATAATTCATCTTTCATTTTTTGTTCGACTGGAAAAATTTCAATTTTATACTCATACATAATAAAACCCCTTCTTCTTAGCTTGCTAAGTTTTGAAGATAAATGGTTTATGATCAGATGTCAACGATTATAGACCAAGATGGCTGATATATTTTAGAAATTTTTGAGATCAGAACCCTAAATAGAGCATATGATCTTAGACTGGCTAATGTCAGTTAAAATGAAATTTAAAGAGGTTAACTATGAAGTCTTTTATTGAATTTTGTCAGGAAACGAAAAAAGAATTGCCCGTTTACGATTTGTCAGAAAAGACAGCTAGGGCTGGAATTATGAGTTGGGCTTATCCTGATGGATATGTTAGAAGTCATTATCCCGCTGCTTACTTTATGCCAAAGGCAGCTGATGCTGTTCAGAAAATGGGTAAAAATGCCAATGATGAAAATAAGGTTGATCATGGACAGTTCAAGTATAAAAATCATGACAATCTTGACTAAGATACATCTGATCAACAAAAAAACCTCTCTTGCATTTGCTTGAGAGGTTTTTTTGTTTTTAGTTTTTTGCATTTTTCAGTCTATGCTTATGATCTTCTTGTGTTGTTGTGTAATTTTTCTTGGGAATTAAATCTAGATGATTTTCCCAATAGCCCCACATTTCTTCATTTTGAGGGCATTGAAAAATCATACCTCTTTTAAAATACTTTTCAATAATTTCTTCAACCCTTTGTTTTGATAGATTTGCTTCTTTAGATAATTGTGCAACACTTCTCCATTTCCACTTCGAATGCCTAGATATAGCAATGAAAAAACCTTGTTCTTCATCACCTTCTTTTGTTCCTTGTGGATAAACCTGTGTCCAATTTTTAATTTTATGAGCCATAATTAAACCTTTTAAGTAAAAACAAATACAAAATATTATAGTTGATTTCTTTTTATAAAAAACAATTTTCTTAAAGATACTAGATTAATTGACACCAACCAAAAGGAAAAGTCATGCCAAAACCAAGAAGACTCACAAGAGAAGAAAAAATTCAAAAAAGAGAAAATAGTTTTAAAGGTACTGGACTCTATATTTATGAGAACAATACTGATGGCTATTTAACTTTACCAAAACCAGCAAGTGATGGTCGAAAAGTAATTCCGCCTCGTGGCAAATTCAATGGTGATAGTTATTTTATGCAGCTTGTAAAACCTCCATCAAACTTATTGCGTTTTATGGAAGAAATAAAAGAGGAGAAAAAAATGACAGAACAGAAACTTATTCTTGATCAACCTGATACCGTAACTGCAAAGGGAACTATCGAACATGTTGTCGATAACAATGTTCCTTCGCAACGAATCAATGATTCTGTAGATAATGCTAAAAAACCAGATGTTCTTTTGAACGAAAGTCCAATTGATGGTCTAGAAATCATTAAGGCTTAATTGCAAAACATTTGTTTGAAATTGTCTAAAAATCAAATATATTTTAGACAATTTCGAACAATATGGCGTTTAATGAACAAGTGTATACATAAATTTCTCTAAAAAATTACATTTTAAATAACATTATCTTATCGATATTTGTAAATAACTTCATATAAGATTTTTCTTTAGTGAGGTTATATGGCAGAAAATATACGCTGGATAGCCCAAAAGAATCTTTACTCTTGTGGTCCTATTGCCATTTTAAACACATTAAAATGGATTGGATTTCCCATAAGCTATAAGCAAAATTATAAATTTTGGAAGAAAAAATGTCGTTGCACAGAAGGTGGAACACATCAACATTACTTTCAAATATGCCTAAACAATATTAAAAACGCAACAATTATTTCAAAAAATCTTCCAACTATAGAATCCATCGAACACGCTTTGGCATCTGAACAAATTATAATTATGAAGTCTTCTTATGTTCTTGATAAAAGAAAAATAGAAGGGCATTTCTTTATAATATCAAATATGACAGATGAACAGTTTTTCTGCGTAAATGTAGAAGGCAAGCATATGTGGTATAATAAAAAATTATTTGCTCAGTATTATTTGCAATACCACAGAGCTTATTGTGACTTTTGTGGAACTTCAAATTTTTGTGGAGTTTCGCCATATGCTTGGTTTGTAAAAAAACAATATGTTTAAGGGAACGATGATAATTTCAAAATTAAATGAAGAATCAATAGATCAGAATTTTATTGATACCATTTCAACCTTTCGCCCCTGCATGATTTCGGTGTCTGAGGCAAAAGAAATATATCGCTCACTTCCAATCAATATTGAAATATATATTGCTAAAGATTCAAACAAAACAATAGCTTCTGGAACACTCCTAATAGAACAGAAATTTATTCATAATGGCGGAAAAGTTGCTCACATAGAAGATATTATTGTTCATCCAAACTATCGTGGTCGTGGAATTGGAAAATTACTTATAGAACACCTGCTGTTTGAAGCCGATAAAAAAAATTGCTACAAAACTATCTTAGATTGCGATGAAAGTGTAAGTGGATTTTACGAAAAATTTAGCTTTAAAAAATCTTCTTTACAAATGCGTAAAGATTCATAAGGAATAAAATATGAAGGGCGTTATTTTAGCTGGTGGTCTTGGAACCCGTCTCATGCCTCTTACTAAAGTTACAAACAAATGCTTATTGCCAGTTTACAATAAGCCAATGATTTATTATCCAATAGAAACATTTGTAAACAGTGGCATTACAGACATTCTTATTGTTTGTGGTGGTAATGCTGCTGGTGAATTTCTTAGAATCCTTGGCAATGGCGAGGCATTTGGTTTAAAACATCTGCATTACACATATCAAGCAGAACCAAAAGGCATTGCCGATGCTCTTGGTTTGGCAGAAGAATGGGCAAATAACGAACCTATTGCAGTAATTTTGGCTGATAACATTTTTGAAAATGATGTTAAAAATTCAGTTCTAAATTTTGAAGAAAATCCAAGTGGTGCAAAAATATTTCTTACTCAGGTAAATAATCCAGAACATTATGGTGTTGTGAAAATAAATTCAAAAGGCGAAGTTCAAAACATTGAAGAAAAGCCAAAAAATCCAAAGTCGAATTGGATTGCTACTGGTCTTTACATGTACGATTCTTCAGTTTGGAAAATAATCAAAGGATTATCGCCATCTGCAAGAAACGAACTTGAAATTACAGATATAAATAAAATGTATTTAAAATTGAAAATGCTAAAAGCAATTGAGGTTGATGGTTGGTGGATGGATGCTGGAGAAAATATCGATGGCTATATGGAAGCATGTATAAAAGCTCAAGAAATTACTCAAAAACAAAAACCCAAGTGCCACAAATAGAACAGATTTCACAATTTGTATAATTACTACAACAACTACAAATCATTTTGGACCTCTTTTTAAATTAACTGGCTTTAATTTCTCTTGATGTCTGTCTGGCTGATCTTTTAGATGATGCATCATATTTTTAACTTCTTTTGCAATCTCTGATGCATTATCAGCACATTTTTTAGTTGATTGTACAGATATTGTTTTTCTTTCTTTGTTATAAAATCCTTTAGAAATAAGAAAACATTTTTCCCTATCACTCCAGCTTATAACGCCAGTCCATTCTCCATCATCCCAATTTCTTGAACTTACAAGTAATCGCAATGGTTTCTCTTCAAATACATGCTTTGTGTGCAATCCCATCTTTTTAAGACCAGCACTGACATAGCCAAGAACTAATTTTGCAAATGCTTCCATTACATCTTCTTTGTTTGTTCTATAGTCAACATTAATGCTATAGCGAGATGTTTGAGATGATTCGACAAATATTTTTTTAGTTAATTCTTTAGCAGCAATTGAAAAAACTTCACTTTGAACTTTTTCAAGTTGTGAATGTAATTCTTCGTGATGTTTAACAAGCCATGTTTTGTAATCTACCATTTTAACCCCAACTTGGACCAAGGATATCGCCAAACTTATTGAGTAACTTTTCTTCCCATTCTTTCTTCTCTTGCAATCCTTCTTGTAAAATAGCCTGACCATCTAATTGAACACCGCCATTTGGACCGGGAGGATTTGAAATTTTACTTCGGATTCTACCAAGAATAATTTTTGTAAATGCCAATGCGCCTTCCTGCATTACTTGTGTAACTTGAGCAAAGTCAGGCTTCTTTTGTAAGTAGCGAACAATTACAGGATAAACTCTATATGGAGTTGGATAAATCTTAACATTTTGATATCCGCCCAACCATTCCCAACCACCTTGTTGTCCAGAAGCTCGGTTATACATATCTTCATATTGCTTGTAAAGTACCCACTCATTCATTTTTCCCCATACTGGAGTTTGTGGGTTTACACCACCAGCAATACTACCATACGCACCAGCACCCATATATTCCAATGGTATAACGCCACCTAAATCGGCAGCAGAAAAAGCATATTGTGCTGTTTCTTTATAGGAAACGCTTCTAATATATCCAATTTCATAAGGCATTTCATAGACTGATTGTCCGGGAACTGTCATGAATGTATAGTACTGAAAATATTCCATTGGTGCATATTCTTCGAATACTTGTAGTGCGAAGTCAATTGCATTGCTGATTTGCTGATCATCTAATTCCAATGAAATTACTGGCGCACCAAGCATCGTAAGAACATATTCTCTGATTTGTTCTCTAACTTTTAATCTATTTCTTCTTGGTGATATTTTCTTAAGGGGGTCGGTTGGACCAATATCGCTGCAGCCACCACACTCTGATAAACAGTTGTATTGGTCTGATGTCGGTCTTGGAATATACAATTTATTAGTGTCCATATTACTATATAGATAAAATAATTAGAATCTAAAAGCAGGTAAATGAAATGAAATTTTCAAATTTTATAAAACAAAAAATTTTTAACGAAATGGCAATTATGGGAGATGTTATTCGTCAACCAATTCGCCTAGATAAAGACGATATCGAATTTTTACATCAATTTCCTCCAGAACTTTGGGTTCAAGCAATTAGAAAAAGATATCATGATGATCTTGCAGAAGCTTTAGACGCAAGAAGTAAAGCAAGATTAAGTGACAAAAATAAGATTAAAGAATTGGCAATTAAATCTATTAGATCTAGAAATTTCAAACAACTCAATGATGATTATCCACAATATTTTGATAAAAAAACTGTTGATGAATTGCGCAAAGAATATAACAAAATAGAAAAAAAACATTATCAAGATCAAGGTTCAGAAGAATATGAAAAAGCATTAGAAAATGCTGGAGATGCAATTGCTTATTATGCTATAGAAAAAATTCATCCTCATGCAGAATTAAATAATACTCCTAAAGTATATGATTTTAAAAATGGACAAAAAAAAGTTACAATTACGGCAAAACCATTCATTAATCGGCTTATTCATAAATTAGAAAAAACAAAAGGCGAGAAACACGATAAAGGAGTTGGTCTACATCCAGATGAACATAGTCACGGACAATATGGTTATGATTTACAAAAGGCTTTTTCTGGACATGGTTTACTTCCCGGTGCAACTGAAGGCATGCAATTGATAACTAAAGATATGGCAGAAGAAGCGATTAAAGAATTAATGAAAGACAACTATCAGCATTATTATGGAAAGCTTCCAGATGTTGGCGAAGAGATAGAATTGCCAGATGGAAGCACTAAAGTTATAGATAAAGAATCTCATGTTCCACAATTAGGATCAAAAGCACATCGAGAAGACGATACAATTGAAGGTGAAGACAAAAAAATAAAACTTCCAACATTTAAACAAGAAATTATTGTGAATGGTGAACCTAAAGAAATTGACATGCCATTTATTAGGTCGGCAAAATATACCAAACATGTTGGTGAAAACCAAGGAAATATTGGAAAAAGAAAAGATAGAATTGAAATTGATCCAGATAATTATATGGATGTAGCTTCTGAATCCGGTGTAAGTAGCGGCGGATCTTTTACATCTAATAAAAATAGAGCAGCAGAAAGAAAAAAAGCATTTGGAGTTGCTGGATATAAGGAAGAAAAAGAAAAAGTTATTGGAGTGATGGAAAAGTATGGTCCAGAAAATAAAGATTATCCAAATCTTTATAAAGATATTGTTACTGGTATTATGCAAGCGATCACACAAAAAAAATCATATACAATGATTAGAGATCATGAAGCTTCCATTGCAAAAAATAACATTAAAGAACTTCATGATATGATTTTAAATAAACTTGAAAATAATATAAGTAACAAAAAATATCATGGTAAAAATTATAAAGCAAATCAAGCAAGAAAAGATTTTGCGAAAAATGCAACCATTTCAATTCTTGGAAATAATATATGGGATGGAGAAACAAGAAGATTGCGAACTTCTGAAAAGAATGCTCCAGAAACAATTCCAACATCTTTAAGAACACCAAAACAAGAAGAATTAATTTCAAATCTTCATAAAATGGCAGATGAATTATCTGTAACAGGAAGAAAAATAATTGCTGGTGAGTTGGCATTTCCTTACACATACCTCAAAAAAATTGTTAAAAATATTGAGGATGAAAGTTCCGAAGCAGAAAAAGCAGATAGAATCATAGGACAATCGGCAGACATGGCTCCAGAGCTATTAGAAAAAATATTTGGAGAAAATCATCGCAGAAAAGCACTTTTGATTTCTGCTATGAAAGAAGTTTTAGAAAAGCTTATTTTTACAAATTCTGCCGGTACATTAAGTACTCCTAAGTCCGAAGAAGAAGCCAACAAAGTTATTGCAAATCAAATACTTCCTAAAAAAACAATTTCTGCTATGGTTGCTTCTTTCGCTCATTTGACAATGGTGCAAAATGCAATGCGAGAAGAGCCAGTTGCTATTATTCCAACTACAAATTTTGAAACTAAACAAAAATATTCTAAATTGCCAAAAGACATAAGTGATCCTCGTGAAAGAGCCGAAACAAAAGTTCCTTGGTCAACATTGCGATCTAAAGAAGATTGGTTGGCACTTGTATTTAGGCATGATTTTATGGATAAAGCCGAAATGGGAACTCTATTATCTATAGAGAAATGGATTAATGATCAATACACAGCTGGTAAGATTCCTAATCAATATTATGCTCCAGCAATGGAAGAAATAAAGCATTATAAAAATAATAAGAAATAAACAGCTACAAAAAATTTGGAGAAAATATGTCGAATGGAAATTGGTTTAATTTCATGTCTAACCCGATGGCTCATTACATCAAAAAATCAATGTTTGAACTATTAAAAGAGAGATATGGAAAACACGAACAAATAATTGATAGAATTGGAAATTCTCTTACCACCGAAAAAGATATGAAGGATTTTATCTCCATGATGATTGACACCTACGAAGTTGGGTTCGTCAGAGCTATTGATGAACAAAGAGATAAATTAGAAAAGCTTGGTTTAGGAGTAAGAATTACAGGAAAAGAAAATTAAACATTTTCAAAATGTGGTTGATAAGAAGATGGATAGCAAGAATATAAATAGCCTCCAGTCTTATTTTCTCTATCAACTATCTTCCACCATCTTTTATGATTTGTTTTAGGAAATATAACACTTTCTTTATCCATTTCTGTTGTTGTCCAGAAATTCAAAAATAAATCATGTTCTTCTGTAATAACCGCCTCAAAAGAAAATGGATTTCCGTAAGTAACTGTTACAAATTCTTCATCATATAAATTATCAATCTTTTTTTGAAGTATTGATGGCAAACAATAAATAAATGATTTTTTCAAACCATCATCTTCTTTTTCTTTTATTTTTTCTTTTTCTTTTATTACAACAGGTTTTCTTTCGATTATTGGCTCTTCTTTTGGAGGTTGAGTCATATTCAATTCATCTATAAATTTGTCTTTTATAGAAAAATCAGTGTTTAAAGGCTCTATTTTTATAGTGTCTTCTTGAACAACTGGATTCCATTTCATGTTGTGAATTGTATACTTAGTCCAAACATTTTGCTCTTTTAAAAGCAAATTAGGACCACGAAGCCTATAGACAGAACCATCTTTATTTTTAAGTACCATACTATTCTATTTAAGGAAAATTAGAAAAAAATTTATCATTATCTTCTAAATAAGACACAGTCAAAGGAGAATTAACATGAGTTTACTTGTACCTGATGTTGGCGAAATTTTAATGTTGCAGTATCTTGTAAATATGATTTCTACAGATGGAACTGCTGCTCCAGCTAATGGCGAAAGACTTTTACGATTATTTACGAACAATCTTACACCAGTAGAAGGAACTACTCTTTCAACCGTTACAGAAGCAGTTGGTTCTACTGGATATGCACCAGTAACATTGGTTGGATCAAGCTGGACGACCACTCAATCTGTTGGCGTTACCACTGCAGTTTATAGCGAACAAACATTCACATTTACAACTGCGGTAACTGTTTATGGTTACTATGTAACGACCATCTATGGATCTCCAGCCTTATTATGGCTCGAAAGATTCTCTGGTGCGCCTTTCATTTTGCCAAGTGGTGGCGGTCAAATTGCAATTAGTCCAAGAATAAGTTTAGACTAATAAATATAAAAATTATGTAGAGACTAATTGAAAAATTAGTCTCTTTTTTTATTTATTGTACATAAATAAGCCTGAGAGGTAAATATATGATTAATATTTTATTTGGAAAATGGTTCTTAGAGAACGACACATTCACAATTTCTTTATTCAATAATTCAATTAACGAAGCAAAAAAATTGGGAGGCGAAGGGTTTTTAGATGAATTATCCTTAGAGTATTATGAAAAAGAAATTAAATATAGAATCAAACAATTCGCAGATAGGTTGAAAGATAAAGAAAAAATAAAACAAATTGTTCATTCTAGCATATTAGAAGACTTAGCTAAACAAAAAAAAATTACAATTAATGTACTTATAGACGATATACATAAGGCTGCAAATAAATATAACAAAGATGAAGATGAAATAAAATATACTTCTTTTCTGCAAAATTTGCACATTCATAAAATGCATCCAAGTGGATCAGATGCTTTAGCGACTTCTCTTTTTCAAAAAATAAAATCTAAAACCAAACCAAATTACATTTATCGTAGTCTTAAGACAGTGGATAAAATTATTGATAATGATAAATCAGAACTTAAAAATCCTCCAGAAAATCCAAAAATTGGAGATAGGCACCTAGCCCAAGGTTACACATGGAAATTCATGAGTGACAGAACATGGATAAAAATTAGAAAAGACACAGACGAGTATGAAGGAACAGAATTGTTAAATATGTTTAATAGAAGCAAATTAGATCGTCCTATGTTGAAAGCAATTTTGCATTATTATGATAATAATAATACCGATGGCGATGGAAAATATTATTTTAATGAAAAAGATGTCATAAAAGACTTTGAAGGTTCATGTAAATATATTGGAAGAAATCAATTGAAAAAAGATATTGGAAAAAATGCAATGGTGAAAGCCGATCCATACAAAGGAGATAAAACCAAAATATTTGAAAGAGCAAAAATTAAATTCCCTAATCCAGAAATAGATAGTATCTATAAAGATGAAGAAACTAACACTACTTGGAATTGGATTTATTCAAATAAAACAAAAGGCATGGGATGGAAAGAAATTCTAAAACAAAAACCAATTTCACATATTAGCTTACACGGTGAAGACGGAGATGACCTTGAAGTAGAAGGAAAAGAAAAAGAAGAAAATCCATTAGATCCAGAGAGTGAATATAGTTCTAAAGAATATGATGCTGAAATTAAAAATCGTAATGATTACAAAGTCACAAAACCATTTGGCATTGAAAATCCTCAAAAAAAACCAACAATAGATCAAAAAAAACCAATAACAGATATTGTTTCTGGTCTAGAATCATTTAAAAGCTATTTAGAAACCACCACAACATTGGCGAATGATATACCAAAATCTAAAACCAGATATGGTTATATTAAAAAAGATAATACCGAAAAAGATAATTTTTCTGTGTACGAATTTTACCGTAAAATTTTTATTGAACTTACTGATGATTTTATCTCACAAATCAAAGGTGGAAAAAATTCATCTGATGTACAAAAGACTTTTCCAAAGTGGTTTGCAAATAAAGAAATTTTATTGCCTAGCAATGCTAAAAAAATAGCACTCTGGTCGAGATTTACAAAAGAAAAATATAACTATGAGCTTGAATCATATGCATATAAAAATAATTTTAAAATAAAAGATAAATAAAAATGGCATTAAAAAATACAGATGGAACTTGTTATAAGCCTTTGGGAAGTGTGCAACAGTACAATCCCGATGCACCAGAACATGATCTTTTCAATCAATGGGATCAAGAATCTATCAAGCGTGGTGGATCTCCTTTGTATTACTATGAAGTTTTTATTCAACAACAAACTATAGATCCACTTTATTTGGAAGATCGTGGTAAAATATTTTCAAACAACCCAATTCAATTGTGGTGTAGTTACGAACCAATACCATCTCAAAATGCATTAAGTCAATTTGGTATAGATTCACCAGACGAAATGGTATTTGAAGTAAATTACAAGGCTGTTCTTCAATCTATAGGACATCCTCCAAAGATTGGATCAAGAATTTTTAGTCCTCACTTAAGAGAAAATTGGGTAATTATCCAACGAAACTTAGGTGAGTTCAAATTGTGGGGAGCATTAAGAATGGAACTCATTTGTCAGAGATTCCAAGAATCTGTTACGACTGGCGAAGGCGAAGTTACACAGAAACAACCAGACCTTAAAATTAAAATTGTATAGGAGATTTCATGGGTGTATTTTTTGAATTCTTAGAAAAAATTCGTATTGAAAAAATGTTATTAGAACAAGATGCGCCACAAGGTGGCAATCCTCAAGATCAAGGAAATATGACAGCACCAGACGCTCCTCCAGAACAACAAGATTCAAGTTCTGGTCAAGGCGAAGATAGTGGTCTATCTCCAACTGCTCATGACGATAATTTTTCAAAATTAATTGATATTATGAAACAAGCTTTGCCAGATTTGAAACCAGAAAATAGAAAAATTATTGATGCATTTTTAAAAACAAATAATTTATCTGGCGGAGATGAACCTAAAAAAGATTCCCAAGACCAAGGTCAGGGTCAGGGGCAAGACCAAGGTCAGGGGCAAGGGCAAGGACAAGGACAAGCACCGCCAACAGGAATGGGCGATCAATCAGGAATGCCAGCACAACCTAATCAGATGGCTGCTCCACAAATGTAGTGAAGTTTTGTTTTTCATATAGATTAGGCTTATGTACATTTGTTATAAGCGACAAAGGTATTTTTGGCTGTATCAGTCTTTCGCTTTGAAAGATCAAGGGTTTATAACTCTTGGTCTTTTTTTTCAGTTTGAATGGTGGGATTTTCATTTTTTCCTTTTACTAATTTTCTAGCTATACGACCCCTTGGTTTTGCTTTTATTTCTTCTAAATATTTTTGAACATGAGGACATCCATGTTTCGCAGCAACAGATGCAAGTTTTTTATATTTATCGTCAAACTGATGACCGCCTTCAGATGTCCATGTTAAGCCAGCAATGCTTCTTGCGTTATCTGCAATTATTCCGTCTTGCGATCCTCTTTTAAAAATTTCTTGCTCTGTCATAGGCTCTACTTCATAAGAGACTTTTTTTGGCAAAATTAAAATTTGTGCATATGGCTCGTCTTTTCTAAATATATATTTTTGTCCTTCGACTGGATTTTTAAAAACAACAAAAAATATTTTTGACCACCAACTAGTTTGCAAATGCCCCGGAACTACACATGGAACAGTATTTGTTGTGTCGGTATAAAATCTTGGATGAGACTCCATTCTTAGTACATATCCATCTGGAACTTGTATGTCTAAGCATGATGTCATTCCAAAATGACCATCAGCAAAACAAGCAAATGGAGGGAGATTAACTCCTTGTGATTTTGTGATTTCATTTTCTGCTGCAAAATCACCTTCAAAATGCATCTTGCCGTCACGCATTGTGGCGTGAAATTCAGTTTTAAATGGGAATGTTAATTCCATTCCATAAGTTGATCCATCGATAAATGGCTGGCAATGCCATGGTTGTGCTTTACTTCCATTTCTGTGTGTGTGATCACAGCCACTCCAGCCGGGAATTTGAAGTTTTATAGATTTTGGCGGTTTTCCCAAGTGCCATGTTCGACACTTAACTCTAATAGTTTCAGACATTTTTGGTGTCACACTCCATAACTAGGTATAAAGGAAAAAAATGAACGATATTAATCATCCATCAAAAGGTCTTAATGAATGCAATGATAAAAGCCCTTTGAATTATAATGAAAATCTTGATTCATTTCCATCAAATTGCAAACCCGGAGAAAATAATTCCAATTTTCGCCAAGTCAATGACGAATCATTGAATTGGCTTAAAGATACGACAAATAAAAAAGTTGGTTTAGGTGCTGCTGCAAATTGTGATCCTATGCAGACTGGATATATTTTAAATGATCCCAATAAAACTAGTCGTGACACCATTTATCGTTACTCGAAGGCGAAGCGTGGTTGCGATGATGCAATGAGAGATCTTTTTACAGATATTATTGTTATTGATGAAAATGCAAAAGCTCATCCCATTCCCATTATTTGGGGTACACAAGAAAAAGCAGTTGCAGCAATTCTTTTGGACAATGTAAGAAAAGATGAAACATTGGTTGTTGATAGAATTAAATTGCCAATGTTAGCAATTCATGATTCAGACATTCAGTTCAATACAAGTAGATATACATATCACAAGGCTTTAGATTATAGAAGATATCTAAGAGAAGATAATAAGCCGGGATTTACAATTGATGAAAAATATAGTAGAGACACAGTACTTGGATTTGCTCGTGGAATACCAGTAGATATTACATATACTCTTTATGCTTGGACATTATATGTCGAAGATATGAATCAAATTTTAGAACAAATTTTGTTAAAATTTAGTCAGACAGCATATATAAGCGTAACTGGCGTTCCGTATGAGATAATAGTAAAACTTGATTCAATTGCTAATAATTTGGATTATGAACCCGGAGATCAAGCAATCAGAGTTATAAAGTATCAGTTTAATATGACAACTGAAACATATATACCTCAACCGATCACCAGACAAAAAGCCGTACTAAAAACAAAAATTGATTTTGTTGATGGCTTAGAAGAAAACGAAATTCAGCAGGTTATGGCGAGATTGGAAGAAAGTGTAAAGGAACTTAAATGTTAGAAATTAAGAACAAGCATAGATTTCCAGTTCAATTAATCATAAGGTCAAGGAAGGCTCCTCGTGCTTTCACAACTTTGAATATTCCGGGAATAGGTTGTGGAAAAAATATTTTTTATTTAGAAGATGAACGAGCAACTGAATATATAGACAGAGCAGTAACTGACGGATTTATCTCTGTCAAGCATGTACCGAACAATATTTTGTTAAAAAAGGGAGAATAGACTATGGCGATACTTAGAGGTTTTCCACCATCAAACACAATCAGTCCAAGTGTTCGCATTGCCGAAAAGGACTTGAGTTTTGTCGCACCAGAGCAATCTTTGCACAGGGCGGCTTTAATTGGATTTGCAAGCAAAGGTCCAATTAATATTCCTACTATCATTGCAAGCCAAAGACAGCTTCGTAGAACCTTTGGTAATCCTCATCCAGAAAATGGAGATCCATATCTCATCTACGCTGCAGAAAGTTATTTGCTTATTGCAAATGAATTGTATGTTGTTCGTGTTGCAGATACCGATCCAGTTAGCGATGAGTCTGCGACTATGGCAGAAGTAGAAGTTCCTTCTGCTGGTACAATTATTGAAGTTGTTACTGATGTCGATGCACCATATTGCTCTAGCGATATCCCATTGTTTTTCCGCTGGAGGCTTAATGGCGTTCTAAGTGAAAAGACTTTGATTGTTGATCCTGAAAACACAGGATATGATACAGATGAACTTGTAAACTTATTGAATGGTCAACTTGATTTTCAAAATGATGGAATTCAATTCTTCAAGGGACCATCACCCGATGATAGACTTGGCGTAAGAACTCTTTGGGCTTATGGTCCTTCTGCAGAACTTGAATTTGTTGCTGTAAAAGACTCCATTTGTGGTTCCGAAGGCTCTACTGGTTTTGGATCAGACATGGAAGTTGCTGTAATATTAGGCACTGCAACTCATTACCCTGATGTTACTTACACAACAGCAGGATTTTATAATTTTGATGATTTGACTGGTATTACTCTTAATATCGTTGTTGATGGAACAGACAGTGTTCTTATTGATAATGTAGTTCAAGTTATTGATCTTTCTACTTTTGACGGCATGGGCGATGTAGGCATTGATGACATCGTTGACGAAATCAATAGTCAAGTAGAATCCGGAAGTCTTCCCGGTGGCTGGATAGCTTCTGTATCTGGATCATCTTTGAAGTTTGAAACACTTCATAGTGGTCGTGATGCTAGATTGCGTATTAAACCAGATAGCACTGGAGAACTTATATTCGGATTGCCGACATCAACTGCAATCGGTAGAAGTGATCCAACCGTTGTTGGCGATATGTCAGATTGGACATATGGCAGAATAGCTGGTGCCTCTAATACTACTGGCGATATTTCTTTCATGGTTACTGCAGATTCAGTTGGTATTGAAGGAAACTTCACTCAAGTTGTTGTCAAAAACAACACTCGTGATAGTAATTGGATTCTAGAAGTTTACAACAATGGAAATCAAGTAGAATCTTGGGGTCAACTCACAAAAGATTCCGCAAGCACATTCTATATTGGAAGCTACTTATCTTTAGTATCTGATTATGTTCGTGCGACAGATAATACAGATGTTCTTGCCGGACCTGCAGATGGTACATATACATTGTCTGGTGGTTCTGATGGTATTCCTTCAGATCCAGACATGCAAGATTCTTTATTGATCGGTAGTTCGGTTGGATACAGTGGTATTTATGCTGTATCTGAATCTGAACAATATGACATCGATTTAATTGCAGTTCCCGGACATAGTAGCACAACTGTAGTAACAGAATTGCTTTACATGTGTCAAAATTTCCGTATGGATTGCATGGCAATTATTGATGCTCCATTCGGCTTGACTGTAAATGAAATCATTGCATGGCAAAATGGAACTCATCCTTTAAACACCACTAGATTCGATAGTGACTTTGGTGCGCTTTACTGGCCATGGGTTCGTATTCGTGACAACTTCAACAGAGTAGACATTTGGGCGCCACCTAGCGGATCTATCATGGCAGTTTATGCACAGAGTGATCGCTTGGCTCGTCCTTGGTTTGCTCCCGCAGGTATCACCCGTGGTGTTGTTCCCGGTATTAATGATGTTTATTCTCGCCCTTCACAAGAAGAAAGAGACTTGATGTATGGCTATAGGAACTGCATTAATCCTATCGTACAGTTTGTAGATACTGAAGGTTTCGTGGTTTGGGGTCAGAAAACTATGCAGAGAAGACCTACTGCTCTTGATCGTGTAAATGTAAGACGCTTAATGTTTTATATTGAAAAACAAATCAAGATGAAATCACGAATTCTATTGTTTGAACCACATGATGCACAATTTAGAGCAGAGTTCGTAAGAATTGCAACTTTAGTTCTTCAAGAAGTTCAGACTGACCGAGGTATTACAGCCTTTAAAATTAAGGCTGATGCCGAACTCAATACTTCCGATGTGATCGATAGGAATGAGTTTAGAGCAAGAATTGGTGTACAGCCAACAAGAGCAGTTGAATTCATGTTCCTTGAGTTCAGTATTCATCGAACCGGCAGTGACTTTACCGAAAGCACAGATGCATTCTAATTTTTGAAAGGGGAATTAAAAAATGGCACAGTTAATGCACTTAAATGAGTTGGCTACAAACACCAACTTGGTATTCAAAAGAAAATATAGATGGACATTCGAAGTTAAATGGAACGGCAAAAAGATCGGCAAAAACTTTGTAAAGTTAGCTAGTCGTCCTAATTTAACAGTCGAAGAAACTGAAATCAACTACTTGCATGGAAAAATGTATATTCCGGGCAAAGCAAGTTGGGAAACCATCACTGTAACCTATTATGATGTTGCTCGCTCAGTAGGCAATGGCATGACAGATCTTTATAGCTGGTTGGCTTCGATCTATAATTTTCAAGATCAAGGCGAAAAAATGATGCAGCAAACTACCATCCAAGGCGATGGAAATAATGGTGGTTGGGCTGGCACAGGTAATTTAACTATGTATGATGGTTGCGGAACAGAACTCGAACGATGGGAACTTCGAGGCGTTTGGCCATCAGCCGTAAACTTTGGTGATCTTGACTATAGTTCTTCTGAAGAAGCGACTATCGAGTTGACCCTTAGATATTACCAAGCTATATATAACAATCTTTGCGGATCAAACCCCAAACCAGAATGCTTGGGTTGTTAATAGTAATAATCTTTTCAAAAATCGTAAAGCTCCGAATCTTATAAAGATACGGGGCTTTATTTTCATAAGGGACAATAATGGCACAAAGAATGAGTTTTGATTTTGGATTAGAAAAAACAACCGCTTGTTTTAAACGAAAGTATAGATGGCTTTTAAAGATTGATGGTGTTTCGGCAGAAGGAATTGATGCTTTGCCTCCAACGAAATCTGGTCGTCCAAGTTTAACATTTAAAAGTATGGAAGCACAACATTTTCATGAAACCATTTATTTTCCCGGCAAACCAGATTGGAAACCTATAAATTTAACTTTATTTGATTTGAAAAAAAATAAACATCCAGTAATAGAATGGATCAATAAATATTATGAAGTAAATTCTTCTGGTGTTACACTTAAAACTGCGACCAATGGATTTAAAAAACAAGGTAAGTTAGAACTATATGATGGCTGTGGCGAAATAATAGAAAAGTGGATATTTGAAAACATGTATCCAGAAACAATAGAATTCGGTGAATTAGATCACAGCGATTCAAATATCATTTATGTAGATCTTAGCTTAAGATACGATAGAGCGTATTATGAGCCAGTTTAATCTTCTTCTGGATCTGTTGGACTACTAAAATAAAGATCATTCTTTAAAATTTCTCTACACTCTTCTAGTGCCTGTTCAAGTTCTTTTGGTTTCCATCCCAAAACTCGACATGCACCACTCTTGTTGAGTCTTCCCTTTTTAGTGTACACATCTTTTTCATTTTCAAGAAGTGCATCTATAAGTGGTGCATATCCCTTTTCCATTAATTTTTGTATAAGTTCTTGTTTTTCTAATTGCTCAATAAGATTGCTCATATGTTACCTAAATTAAGTGGCGTACAATATCCACTATTAAAATTATAAGTATGCTGGAAATATTTTTCAAGCAATCAAATGAAAGTTACCTATCATTTGATTGATAATTTTTATATGTTCCTTTAATCTGTCTCTGGCTCTGTTCCATGCTCACGCTTAAGTGATCTTGATATTTTTTTTTAAGTTCATTGTAATTTCTTGCTGTTCTATATAATTGTCTGAAGTGATTGATAATACAAGTTGTCATATAGTTGAATGCTTTGCCCTTACTTGGATCAAATCGATCAACTTTTTCAAAGCATATAAGAACACCTTCTTGAACTGCATCGTCTGGATCAATAAGGTTAAATTTTCTATATCTAACAATATTTTCCGACAATAAATAAAAAGCAGTAGTTAATTTATCTTTTAATTTGTTATATTCTGCAAAATAAAATTTGAATTCTCTTTCATAAGAATCCCAAGATTCTGGTCTTACAAAGTTATCTCTTTTAGATGTTCTTTCTTCTGTAGCTTTTATTTCTTCGATAAGTGTTTCGAATTTTACTTTATTTCTTTTTATCTTTATAAATTCAGAAATAATGACTTCAAAATTTTTGTTATTTAAATATTCATTAGCCATTAAGTTCCTTAGATTTTAAATAAATTTTCATGTTATTTTCTTTCTTCCATTCTTCAATTCGTTCGAGAGCTTCTTTTTTGGCATCTTCATACCATTTGTCGCATATCTTATAGTAGGAACGACTATACAATTTTCCTGATGTAAAACTTCTAAAGTGATCAATATTATCATCTAATGTCCTTTTGAAATTTTCTTCTTTGCCAATCAAATGTGGTTCAATTTTGTGTGATCTTAAAATATAATTACCTAACAACTCCGTATCTGGCCAACAAGGTCGTCTTGGATCTGGTATTGGATCTTTGATATTAAATATGTTGCAAAGTCTGCGTAAACTCCATCCAAAGCCAATTATATCCATCGTTGGAATGTGATACATTGTAGCCGTATGAGAAACCATTCCCTTCCAATCTTCATGCGCTCTGGGCGATATTTCATATCCAACAACTGGCGATTTTGTTTTGCACAAATCAATCATTTCATTTAAAAATGTTTTTTTTCTTAAAAAAACATCAGAATGAGTGGCAAATAGATATTCCGTTCGGCAGCATGAGAATGCTAAATCCATAGCAATAGCTGGAAAGTCGCTTGGATGAAGAACGCCATTAAATTTCAAACTATGAACTTCAACATCATCATTCCTTAATCCACATATCTTTTTGTATTCTTCTTCATTGCTGCCAGTATCTACAATTACAATAAATGGCTTCAATGATTGTTCTTTCAACAGTTGAATACATATGTTAAGTTGTTCAAATGTATCCATGACTGGAATAACGGCTGTAACTTTGTAATGCCAAGGTTTTTTTTCAATACTTCCTTCCCATGGCTTTTTTAGTGTAAGAACATTACGAGTAGGAGCAAATTTGTTGAAAATATCTGATATAATGTTAGGAATCATTGAAAACCCTCATTCGCCAAAGTATTACAAAGAATTATGTCTGTATTATAATCATATTGGAAGGCACAACGAAGCCGAAGCCATTATACATTTAATTGAAACAAAATTTAATGAAAAATTTCACATTCGTAATAACATGCAGAAATAATGAATCTACACTTGCCGAGTGTATTGATTCATGTAAGAAATTAGATTCTGAAATACTTATTGCTGATATAAACAGTTCGGACAAATCTTCGGATATCATCGAAAAGATTGGATGCAATACTATATTCTTTGGATTTCACAACGATTATGCAAAAATAAAAAACAAAATTATAAATGAATGCAAAACAGAATGGATGATGTTTTTAAATGCTAATGAAATTATATTAAAAGGTTTAGATAAAATACAAGAATATATTGAAGGTAAAGATTGCAGAAGAATAAGTGTCATCCAAGAACAAGTTATTACAAAACCAATTCGTTTGATAAATAAATCAAATAATTGTATTTTTTCAAATCCAGTATTCGAACATATATCTCATTCTTCTATACATAGCGATATATTCGTGAAATCTCAAACAATTGATCGTTATGAAGAGAATATGGAGATCATAAAAAATTGGATGAAAGAAAAGCCACTGGTAGCACAAACTCACTATTACTTGAGTTGTATTTATCTTGGGAAAAATAAATGGGATGATTTCATTAGAACTGCCAATTATTATTTGTTTTTAGAAAAAAACAAACCTATGTCATATTTTATGACAAAATATTATCTTGCAATGATTTATGCCTATGTTGAGAAGAACTACAAATTAGCATCGCAACAATTGTTTGAACTCATTATAGAAAAACCTCTGATGGCTGAATACTGGTGTTTGCTAGGAGACATCTATTATTCCTTAGATAAGTTTGAAAAAGCATTTCATTTTTATGAAAATGCAATGCTTTTAGGATCACGAAGACTTAAGAGTGATGAATTTCCATTTCATATTGAAAAATATAAAAAGCATCCAGAAGAAATGATGTTAAATTGCAAAAATGTTATAAATTCATCTAAGTTATATAAGTCTAATAAATAACATCTAAATCATTTACAATAACAGTAACTTGGTCTTCATATCTTGATATTGCAATTTGTTTTCTTCCAACTCCGAGTTTTCTCAAATGACCTTCAAGGTCATCTACAGAACAATTTATGACTGAAAATTTATTCTGTGCGAGTTTCTTTACTTCTTCTTGAATATTGCTAATTTCACGATTTGGAAAATACTGTTTTATTTGATCGGAACAATCAGATAAAATTTTTCGATACAATGGCATGTTGCATGCACATCCGGGATTCTTTAAAAATTTATGCACCTCTTCCATCATGTCTGGTGGTAAAGTATCTCTAAATCTTGAATCCTTAAGTGCTTGCTTAATATCCAGCAGGGTTATCGTCTTGTTTTGGCTCATTATACCTCATTATAAATGTAATGCGACCACATTTAGGACATTTGATCTTTGACTTACCTTTTTTTTGCTTAGGTGTCTCTATTTTTTTCGTAAAAGGATTCAATATTGGTATATTAGATTGTATATCAACACTTTTTTGAAGAGAAAGATCTTTTACATCTTCGTCTCCAAATATTTTTTTATAGTGACATGCCTGACAATATATTTGATATTTATATATTTTCATTTTTTTGTTCTGGCAAATTAATTATGGTTGCTGATTCAATATAATTCAAAATCATTGCAGCAAAATTTGAAAGAAATCCACCAGCACAACCACAGGCGAATGTTGTCAAGATGCTAAGAGTGATATTGTTTATAAAATATCCATAAACAATATATCCCATAAAAAATCCAGCCCATGTTCCAGAACACATGTAGCATTCAACAATTTCGCCAAGTTTTGGCAAATTGATCTTTTTTGTAAATGATTTCACAAAATCTCTAAATGATTCGAGAATTGATCCATCCACAATAATATGAGCCATTCCAATAGATCCAAAAGCAAACAAAAGAAAATTTTCCATTATCATCTCCAAGTGGTTATAAAAACTGTATTTCCACGCCTTGTTAAACAAAAATCATTAAAGTTATCAAACTTACATATTTTTTCTTCCAATTCGTCAATGTTGAATAAAAAGCTTTCAATCAACTTGTCATTCATCTTATCAATAAAAATAGGTTCTCCAAAAAAAGATGCCAATTTCTCAACAGACTCTTCTGTAATGTTATTTAAGAAATCTAATATAGCCCTTTTTCCTAAATCTCTCAATCCCGGAACTCTTATGGATAGCAACCAATTACTATAACATTGACTTAATTCTGGTATGTGTTGCCATACTTTTGAATTATAAAAAATTATTTCTTCGATATTTTGAAAATTTATTTCCATACACACTATTTTAAAGTCAAAGGTGAATTTTAGCAACAACATAGGAGTCAATAATGGCAGAGAATAATTTGAACAAAGAAGGAAGCCCAATCAACATTCAAGGGAATGTACCTCAAGAATTTTTGCAAGTTTTGAAAAATCAAGGAAATCAAGGAAATCAAGATGCTCCACAATCTACCTTGCAAAAACCAAATCAATCTTTTGCAAATTTGCGAGATAGAGATAATGGTAATACAAATGCTCCTAGTGTAACCAAAGCTCCATCATCATATCCGCAAAACAACCAAAGTGGAAGACTTAAAGAAATTCTTGAATCCCTCAAGGGGTCACTTGCTCAATATGAAGAATTGCAATTGCCATCAAAAGGAAGATTCTATGATGGTACAAATGGACCTGCTGATGGTATTATTCATATTCGACCAATGACTGGCGAAGAAGAGCAAATTTTAGCGACTCCTAGATTTGTCCGCAAAGGACAAGCAATCAACATGATCTTTCAAAAATGCATTAAAGAAGATTTTAAAGCAGAAAATTTACTCACTGTAGATCGAACCTATCTATTACTTTATCTTCGTGGTATCTCTTATTCTCATAGCTACGATGTCGAAGTAAAGTGTTCGGAATGTTCTTCTAAGTTTAGTACAAATGTTGATTTAAGTGCTTTGTTTGTAAATCAATGTCCTTATGATTTCGGACCAGTTCTTGAAGATGTTTTGCCAAATTCAAAATATCGATTTAAGTATCGTCTTTCAACTGGTCGTGACGAACAAGAAATCAATGAATATCGTGAACGCAGAATGAAGATGTTTGGCGATAATGCTACTGATGATACATTGACCTATAGAACTGCCCAACTATTAGAAGAAATTGATGGGATCAATGATAAGATGGAACTTCAAATTTTATTGAAGAATCTTCCAATCAATGATGTTTCTTATATTCGTGGTATCATCAACGAGCCTCCGTTTGGTGTAGATACAAATGTAGAAATCAATTGTCCAAGTTGCTCTTCTGAGTTTTCTATCGATTTGCCTCTTGAAGCAAATTTTTTCTTCCCCCGGAGGAAGAAGGAAAAGAACACCCAAGCATAACGCTTGGAAAAAACCTCCTAGAAGAAATATTTTTCTTTTCATATCATCTGCACCAAGACATGCAGAAGACATTGTCCATGCCAATCAATATCAGGCAATGGATGGTGCAGAGATTTATAGAACAAAAAGAAAAAGAAAATCAAGCAATGGAAGCAGAGCGAAGAAAATCTAGTAGTAAAAGAAGGTAAATATGCCACTAAAAGAAAGATTGCAAAATCCAACTTGTAACGACACGATTAGGTTGCGTCTTTTTTCCTACAACAGCAACAATCGAGCTAATTTACAAGACATTCAAAAAGTGGACATTTACACACTTGATCCTAACGAAATATCACAAGCTAATCCTGATGGTCGAAGGTTAGTTGCAACCATAGATGGTGCCGATGTGATTTCTGAATCTGCTGGATCTTATTATGTCGATATATCTGCAGATTCTCCACTTTACACAATTGGAGATTATGTTGATGTGTGGGCAGTAAGCTTTGAAAGCGACCATTGTTCTTTGGCGGAAATTCAAAATAGATTTAGAATTTATCCTAACTTGTGGTTCACAAGTCCTGTTCCGCCTGTTTATGATTTTTCATTTGGATTTAGACCCAACAGAATTGTAAAAGGGTCTAAAAGATATTTGGTGATCCAAATTTCACCAAATGTTCCACGAGGAGCCGATTTACTACCATATTACGAAAATCTCGCCATAGTCTCAGATTTGCGTATTTCAATCGAAAAAAACTGCGGGGATTGTGTCCCACAGGAAAAAGATCTCCGATTGGTAGTGGATCGGCAACTTGTGGATTATCGTGAAAAAATGTATGGGTATTACTTTATTGATACATCAGATTACGATTCTGGAATATACAATGTGTGGTTTGAATTGCAATATGCAGAAAACACATTCATTTCTGAAAAAAATCAAATCCAAATTTTCGAATGATTGTATTTAAAAACTAAACAATTCGTGATATCATGCCTTTTTCAATTTTGGAGAAGGCTTTATGAACTTAGATTACAAGTTAGATAATTGGATAAGATACAATCAAAATGTTTTGATGATTGGCAAGCATGGTGTTGGGAAAACCGCACTAATAAAAAAAGCATTTGAAAGAAATGGTTTAAAGTGGAGGTATTTTAGTGCAGCCACCATGGACCCTTGGACTGATTTTGTTGGTATTCCAAAAGAAGCAACAAAAGTTATAGGCGATCAATCTGTAAGTTACATAAAGATGATTCGTCCTTTGGACTTTGTTCTTGGTGAAGTAGAAGCAATTTTCATGGATGAATTCAACAGATCTCCAAAGAAAGTTAGAAATGCAGTTCTCGAATTGATTCAATTCAAAAGCATAAATGGAGAAAAATTTCCAAATTTAAGGATGGTTTGGGCTGCGATAAATCCAGAAGATGATCCAGAGTCTTATGATGTTGAAAAACTTGATATGGCTCAAATGGATCGTTTTGAAGTTCATAGAAAAATTGATTACAAGCCAGATGTTGAGTTCTTTAGAGTTAAGTTTGGAAAGACCATTGCGGACAGTGCAATTGCTTGGTGGTCAGAATTAGATGAATCCACCAAAAATCTAGTATCTCCTAGAAGATTAGAATACGCTTTAAACTCATTTTCTAGACAAGGAGATCTAAGAGATCATTTGCCACAAGAAAGTGGTGTTTCGAAGCTTTTACAGGCTTTGAAAGACGGTCCTACAAGTGATAAATTAGCGAGATTTATGTCAGAAGAAGATTCTGGTGCTGCTAAAATTTGGCTAAAAAACGAGAACAATTTTTCTTCAGCATCAAAATATATCATAGAAAGCAAAACTCTTTGCGATTGGTTTTTACCATTAGTTCCTAAAGAGAAAATCATATCATTAATGACTTCTAATGAAAAATTAGCAAAGCATGTTATGTCTAATGTAAATTCTGAAAAAACATATATGGAAATTTGTAAAGAAATATTGAATGCAAAAACTGACTATAAGATGTCAAATAAAATTAAACGATTTATGACTCAGAATCCCGACATGGCAAAATTTTTATCTGAAGACTAATATGCATAAGATAAATCCCGATGAATGGTTGGAAATATCCAACAAATTAGAACAGCATCATGCAATCTTTTATAAATTGTGGGCTGTTGGCAAGCCAATTTTTAAAGATGAGATTGAAACGGCAGCTATTGAATTTGATCGTAATGGAAATTATATACAATTTTCTTTCAATCCTATCTTCTGGTCTAACCTTTCATTAGATTCAAAGCTATTCGTAATATGTCATGAAATGTTACATGTAATACTAAATCATGGAAAAAGATCAAAAAATCTCACCATACAAAAAAAAGTAACAGCAAACATATGTCTTGATATTGTCGTAAATCATAGCTTGATAAATAATTTTGGATTTGAAAAAAATAATATAGAAGCAGGAATTCGCAATGCTATAAATTTAAATTCAGAAAATAATGAAAAAAACATTTTGTGTTGGGTTGATAATATATTTCCAGATGAGAAATATCCAGAAGATGAATGTTTTGAATTTTATTTCAATAAATATAATGAAAAATATGGCGATGGTCATTCAAATCAAGCAAGCAATCCAAATCAAGGTTGTCTAGATGATCATTCGCAATTGTCTGAAGAAGATTACGACAAATTTGTTGGAAAAATAATATCAAGTCTAAGTAAAGACGAAATAGAAGCTATAGCTAATTTTGCCAAAAAAAATCAAGACATAAGTCCTGCTGGATCTGGTATTGGTTGGTGGCACTCTTTAGGTGCTTTATCGAAACAAATAAAAAAGAAATGGGAAACCATTATAAGATCTTGGGAAATTAAACAATCAAAAGATTGTTATGGTTCTGCAGAGCAATGGCTTAGAAAATCTAGAAGATATGTAAACATTGATGATAATTTATTTTTACCATGCGAAATAGAAACATATCAAAGAATTACAGAAGAAGACAAAATTAATGTTTTTTTCTTTATGGACACATCTGGAAGTTGTTTTGGATTAAAGGATAGGTTTTTTAAGTGTGCCTCTAGTTTAGACTCGCAAAAATTCAAAGTACGACTTTTTTGTTTTGATACAAAAGTTCAAGAAACATCATTGAAATCAAATAAAATATATGGTGGCGGAGGAACTTCATTCAGTGTAATTAAAAACTACATTAAAAAAGAAATAGAAAATAATATGTCCAAGCATCCTTATGTGTTTGTTTTAACAGATGGATTTGGAGATACTATAAAAGTAGATAAACCAGAAAAATGGCATTGGTTTTTAACTGCCGATGGAACAAAGCTGTGGATAGATAAAAATTGTAATATTTATAATTTGAAAGATTATGAATGATTTTTTTTATTTGAAAAATATTCACAAGTATGTCTTCTGCTTGGAACAAGTGGTAAAAATTCTTTTTGATCAGCCTTTTTGTTGAATGCATTGCTACATCTCAAGCCAAGACCAAGACCAATACCCCAAAATAAATGCTTGCAATTGAAGCAAACTTCTTCTTCTGGTTTTGGATCTTCTTTGTTCATACTTCTATTTTAAAAAACTTATCTAATCGTGTTATTACAAAAACCTCATGAATGTTTTCGCTCATATTTTTAAGAATCAAAATTATTTCTTTCTCTTTTAATTTCTTATTCATTGTGATCATTTTGCCAAGTGCTGCACTTGATAAATAATCAACACCAGTGAAATCTAAGATTACCTTGCTCTTTTCTGGCGTTGCTTCTACTACCTCTAATAATTCTGATCCTAATTCTGATATTGAAGCTTCATCAAACATTCTTCCATTTGTAAATTTTACCAAAGTAAAAGTTTCTTCCGTGAAAACAGATAAAAATTTCATTATCCTCCAAGATTTATAAAGAATTCATTTTCAATCTTCAAAAGATCATTAAGCAAAATTCCAGTCCACTCTCTATATTTAAGCATGTACTTGAATTCTCTTCCTTTTAATTCTTCCGTCTTCAAAAAAACAAGCCAAGATTTTCTTGTTCTTTTCCAACAAAGCATAGGTTTTCTTTCACATCTAACAGAATCCGCAACAACCTGATCCAAGAAATGATCTAATTCTGTTGATCCATGTTCAAAAATTCCATTCAAATCAATGCCGTCATAACCACCCTTTGATTCTAAGCAAAATATAAAATTAGCAGGAACAATTAGATCGCCAGAAAAAACATCTCTAGCATGTTTAGGAAGATGACTGACTTGACCCCATCTATTTCCAGATCCAACCGATCTGGAAAAATCTTGACAATTAAATCTGGTGTTTAATATTTTAGTTAGTTCTCTTTCGACTCTTCCACCTTTTTGTTTGCCATTTACTTTTTTTTTCTTTTTTTCTTTATTTTTCAATATGTCATCAACAACAAAATCCTCATCATCATAATTATTTTCCATGTAACCTCTAGTCGAAAATATTTTCTATATCTAAAAATGATTTTTTCTGTTCATCTAACAAAGATAAAATTTGTTCCACATCACTAACAGAAATAGAATTGTTCCTAAGTAATACTTGGGAATTTGCATAAATGTTTCTGCATGTCTCTTGTATCTTCTCGATTTTTTTTTCCATTTCATCAAGGAGCTTATCGGCATCGTCATCAGTTGCAGGAACATAAACATAATCTTCCCCTGTAGATAATGGAGTTATTATATTTACTTCTATGTCATCTTTTGCAAGAGATAATGCATTTCCGCTATAAGACCATTCTTTACATTCAGATGAAGTTACATAATATTTGTTAGGATATGTAATATTTTGTTTTTCAGAATCTAATGAAAAATGCCAAATCTCATGATCTATAACTTCAATTATTTTTGAATTGATTATTGATTTATCACCCAAAGCATTGGCTGCACTCTTCCAAATTAAAGGGTCTGAAAAGAAAAATATTTGACCAAGATTATTTCTCGCATCAGCAATCCATAATGGTCTATGTTCATTTCTAAATAACCATAAATTTCTACCATTATTATTTTTCCACTCTCCAATAGCAACTGCCATATGACCTTGAGTTACATAAGAAAATATGTCTTTAATTCCAGCCATTCTTTCTCGTTCTGGTAAGATTCCGACATATTCATTTAAGAAATTTTCAGAATATTGGTGTTTAGCTTGTTCGAATATTCTCAAAAGAATTTCAGAATCACATTGAGAATGAACATTATATTTCTTTTTCAAAGAATCATATTCATCAATTCTGCCGTTGTGAATTAATGCTATATTGCTTTTTTCGCTTAAAAATGGATGATTATTTTTATTTACCAGCGGATTTCCAGATCCACGACTAGCTCCACGGGCATGAACTAAAGCTAAATTCACTTCGACATTTTTGTTAGATTTCCAAATATCAGAATTTATAAATTCGCTAGATCTTCCCGGTTGTTTATGAGTATAAACACTTCCATCATCTCCACTTTCTGCCAACCAATATCCAGAAGCGTCTATGCCACGAGAATCTAGCCTTTCGAATAATTCAGATAAAAGTTCAAATGATAATGTGTTGTTTTTAGATTTCCCTATAAAACCAGCTATTCCGCACATGGAATTCTCCTATATGTTTTTCAAATCCCCTGTGCTTCCTCCCAATGTAGGAACTTCTTGCTGTGGTGGTCCGCCGGGGCTTGTTGGTTGAATGACACTTTGATCAGATGGAGGAACAACCGCTTTTGCGGATTTTTTAATTTTATCGGAAGTTCCCTTATCATCTTTTGTTTTTTGTATATCTGCTGATGCAATATCATTGATTGGTGAACCCAATTTATTGACAATATTTTTTATTGCCATATTTGATTTTGATAACGCATCTTCGAGCGAAATGTCATTTGTTCCATCTATAGACTTCAATAGCATCACACCAATATTTGAAAGCTTCTCTAAATGTTCTTTGTGTTCTTTAACATCCATGCTTCTTATAATTTTGCGAATTTGACCAACAATATTTTGAGTTGCAACAATGGTGGCTTTGCCCTTTTTTTGAGCTATATCACCTAGATTTTGCAAAGCATTGTAAATATCGCCAATCCTATTTGCTAAATCTCTTGTATCTTCATTTATAAGGAACTGTTTAAAATTCATACTTTATTTATGGTTTCAGCTTCAAGTTTTTTGTTTTTAAGTGAAAAAGCAATCAATCCTACGAACAAAGGTGCTGCAGCTGTTAATTTGCTTTTAAATTCTGGATGGGCTTGCGTTCCTACAAAATAAGGATGAATATCCCTATTTAATTCCATAATTTCCACAAGATTAGTTTGAGGGTTTCTGCCACTTACAATAAAACCTTTAGTTTCAAGCTGAGAAACATATTCTTCACTAACTTCGTAGCGATGTCTGTGTCTTTCTTGAATGGTTTTTTGACCATATAAGTCATAAACAATTGAATCTTTTTTCAATTCGCAATCATATGATCCAAGCCTCATGCTTGCAGCTTTTTTGACAATAGACTCTTGTCCTTGAACAAACTTAACAACAGGATGTTTTGTTTCTTTGTCAAATTCCATACTATTTGCATCATCTAATTTGCAAACATTTCTGGCGTATTCGATGACCGCACACTGCAATCCTAAGCATATTCCTAAAAATGGAATTTTCTTTTCACGAACATATTGAATGGCTTTTATTTTACCCTCAATACCACGATTGTCAAAACCGCCGGGAATAATAATGCCATCCAACTCATCGAAAATTTTATGCAACCCTCTATTATCTTTATATTTTTCTAATTCTTCACTTTTATACCACTTGATTAGAACTTTAGCATCATTAACAATTCCAGCATGTAGTAACGCTTCTTTTAAAGAAATGTATGCTTCATCACAATTATCATACTTTCCAAAAATTCCAATAGTCACAGGCTGAAGATTGTTGTTGGTGTATTTTTCAACCACATCTCGATACTTGTGTATTCTGCAAGAACTTCTATTTAAATGTAACAAATCAACAAACAAATCATCTACATGACGATCATAAAACGAAAGAGGAACTTGATAAATTGATTCAAAGTCAGGAGCATCAAAAACACATTCTCTGGTTACATTAGAAAGCTGAGAAACTTTTTTCATGATCTTTTCTGGCACGGAGCTTTCTGTTCTGCAAAAAAGAACATCTGGCTGAAGTCCGTGTCTTTGCAATTCTTTTACAGCATTTTGCAAAGGCTTAGTCTTGAACTCCTTGATTGTTTTAACCCAAAGAATTGGAGCAACCATAACAATCAAAACATTAGCACGATGAATTTGTTTGAATAATCGAATAGATTCAAAAAACGCAAAGCTTTCCGAATCTCCAACTGTGCCACCAACTTCTGCAATAACAATATCGTGACTTTTACCCAAATCGACTAATCTTTTTTCAATTTTATCAGTTAGATGAGGGTTAACTTGAATAGTTTCGCCAAGATATTTGCCATGCTCTTGTTCTTCAATTAATTCTTTTTGAAGAATGCCATGTGTGCAAATATTGTTTTTACTAACTGTTATTCCAGCAATTCTTTCGTAATGTCCAAGATCTAAATCTGTTTCAGTTCCGTCATCACAAAGAAAACATTCACCATGTTCTCCGGGTCCAAGAATTCCAGCGTTGATATTGTAATATGGGTCAAATTTAACTAGCGTAATATTATGACCACGAAGTCTTAGTAGAAGACCTATACTAGCAGCTGCGACACCTTTGCCTGTTCCAGAGATAACGCCACCAACTACAAAAATGTATTTAGCCATTCTAAAGCCTCATTAATTCTATTATTTTCTATTAGAGTAAGCTTAAAAAAAATGTCAAATTAAATGATAAGTTACATCAGAACAAGCAAAATTTTCCATAAGCTTGGTGTTATCTATAATCAATTTTTTCGTAAGCTCTAACCGAATCGATCATTTCCTCTAAGTTCAAATCCTTTATTTTTTTGAATTCGGAGCAATGTTCTTTTATGTTGAAGTTTTTGCCATCGAAATCAATCCACTTGTATTTATCGCAATAATAAATAGCAGCTTCAAGTCTCATGGCAGAAAACCATGACTCATATCTTGTTTTTGAGAGTTTCTTTTTTAATTCTTTGATTTTCCATTTATCAAATTTTTTTTGTTCATCTTGTACTTTTTTACGCACAACAATTACCTCATTCAATAAGAAACGCCTTTAGAAAATACTACAAGCTCCGCCAGCACAAGCAACATTTTCCATAAGCTTAGTGTTATCTTCTTCTTCGTACATGGCAGTATAATCTACATCTTTATAAACTCTACTCAAATCTTCCCATAACTTATTGTTATTTATGTCTTTTAAAAGATAAGTAAGTTCTTTGACATTATTCTGTAAGTGTCTTTCGGCAAATTGTTTTGCTCTTCTAACCCAATCTTTTTGTAAGTTGCAATGAACCCATTCTGATTGTAATTTTTGCATTATTTCATCATTTAATTTTTCTGGAACCTTTGGCTCTTGAACTTCGAAAACACCTAAGGCAGCATCACAAGCTCTCCACAAATTGTTGTGAAATGCATGAAGTCCATCAACAATTAATCCAGAAGCATAGATGCAGCTTTTTCCGTATTTACCGACTATTTCGTCAACTGTAAGAACTTTAGTGAATGGTGCTTGTGGATAATCCAAATCTCCAGTAGAACCAAGCAAAGATATACCAGCGAAACTTTCACGATTTTCATAAATAAATTCTTCTACATCTTCCCATTCACTTTCCTTGACATTAATTGTATTACTTACATTATGAGACATCCAAGGATGCACACATTTATCTAATCTTTTACCAGCTTCGACCCAATTTTCTTGAACCAATTTAACGGTTTCTAGAAGTTGAACAGCAGAAATATTGTCTTTTGTTATTACATGTTCTGGCATTTCAATTAAAAAACTAATTACTTCATCAGTACCATTTGCATTCCATACTGAATTTTCA